CCCGAGCTGTCCTGCCCCCACCCGCCTAGTTAAACCGGGGTGCCGCCAGGAGCTAGCCAGACTGCGGCAGGCTGCGTTATGTGGCACAGCTAGCTGCAGCACCACGCCCGGCACGATGCGCACGTCCTGCCGCATCCTGCGCGATCGCGATCGGGTCGGGACCGGTACCCACCTGGGTATATTTACACCCCGCCTCGCGATCGCGATCACGCGAGGACTGTGTCTCGTGAGACACGCTCGGAACGTGTCTCCTGAGACACGATCCGCGATCTCGAAGCCCTCGCGATCACGCGCGGGTGATCGCGATCGTGCGCACGCGATCACGCACGGGTGATCACGCACGTGATCGCACGCGCCCGGGCACAGTTTGCGCTCCTGCGCATGCGCGCGATCCCTCGGCGGTGCGGTGGCACGCGACGTGTCGCGACGTGGCTAGCCACGGGATCGCGCGCGAGGCGGTTGGATCGGCTCATGCATTTGGATTTTCGCATGCCGACGAACCTCACCCCCTACGCTGCTCCCAACACCACGTACGCGGCCATGCCGCACATCGACTGCATCGGCGGTAACCGCCGCCCGCTCACGCTGGACGGCATCCGTGCCGCCGCCGCGGCACTCGAGGTCCTGCCCGAGCCGCACCGCATCACGCGGCTGGCCGTCGAGCTCGACATGGCGATGACCATGGACCCCGCGGCCCAGCGCCGCTACCAGGAGATCTACGGCCGTGCCTGGACGCCGGTCAGCCTCGAGGCTGACGAGCTACCGCCCGAGACGGTCGACGCCGAGTCCACTCGGGCCGGCACCTCGGCATGCACCCCGAGTAGCAAGCGCCGCTAGCCCCACCCCACCCCAGAGCCCGAGACTGCCGGAATACTCCGGTCCCCTCGGGCGTAGATCTTCCGCGGGACGGGCCGAATCTATGCTCGTGACGCCCCACCAACCAGACAGGAGACCAGATGACCCTCGCCACCGAAGCCACCAACGCCCTCGCCTGTGCCGACACCGCCGCCGCTGCCTGGCTCGTCGGCCGCGCTGCCACCGTCGCCCCCTGGGCGGGGTCGCGCAAGTACTACCTCTGCGACCTCGTGCCCGTCGAGGTCCTGCGCTCGCGTCGTGTGCAGAGCGTGCTTGCCGCGCTGCACCGAGACGGGTTCGTGGTGCTGTCCCGAAACGACCTGTGCGGACCAGAAGATTACCAACGCCGCCAGGACAGCGCGGTCCCGCTGGATCCGGGCGGGGACCTCGATGGGGCCATGGCCTGGCACTTTCTGGACCTCACCCGCCCCGGCCCGATGCAGTGGCAGGTGGGCTAGCACCCACCGGGCCGCGAGGCCCCCAGGGCGTCGAGCTCGTCTCGGCCCTCTGGGGACACCGCCGCCAGCGCAACCCCTACCAGACCAGGAGATCCCGTATGCCCACGCTGCTCACCGTCACGTCACCCTACCGTGCTCCCCGCGTTCTCCGCGACGCGGGTAGCCTGGCCCATAACATCCGCGTCGAGGACCCCTTCCAGCACCCCGGTTGCGCCCGCACCGCCGCCGAGGTGGCGCGCGAGCTGGCCACCGTCGAGCATGGGCGGTTGCTCGCGAGGATCCGCCGCTGGGTCGCTACGCACTCCCCCGGCGACGACGCGATCGTGACCGAGCGCGGCGTGGAGTGGTACGACGGCTACGAACGGCACTGCGTGAGCACGTTCGAGGAAGCCCGCGACGCGCTGGGGTACTAGCCCCACGCCACCCAAGGAGGTGGCGCCCGTCGAGCATCGAGCCATCTCGGTGCTGGCCGGACCCTGCATCCCCCGGGCCGAATCTGTGCTCGTTGACCCCTACCAGACAGGAGACCCCATGCCGCCCGTCCACACAACGCACCGCGCCGTCATACGGCAAGTGGTGCTCAACATCTCGCTGACCCTGGAGGGCCAGGAGCTGCTTGCCGCCGCCGTCGCGCTCGGTGCCGCCAAGAGCCCCCGGGGCCTGGTCATGTGGTGCAACGCCTACCAGAGCGACAATCGCAAGCCCGCCGCGATGCGGGCCGCCGCCGTTGAGCTGGGCAAGCTCGTCGTCGAGACGATCCTCGCCGGTGCCGAGTGGGACCACGACCACGAGCGCGGCACATGCTCGATCTGCCAGACCCTGGCCGGTCACCCGCCGGAGTTCCTCCGGGGCGACGTGGAGCCCTAATACTTCATCGCCGATTAAATACTCGCTCAACCCTACCAGCCCTACCAGCCCTACCAGGAGAACCATGCGTCACCTCGTCGGAATCTTGCTCTCGCTGTCCTGTCTCGTCATACCCGGACCATCTTCGGCCGATCCCGCTTCCGCCCACAAGCCCGACGGCCACCGCCGCGCGCTGATCACCCGCGCCCAGCTGGCCGCGCTCGCGGCCGAGACCAAGGCGGTCAAGGCCGAGAAATCGGCCGCCCGAGCCCGAAGCAAAGCGGACAAGGCGATCGCCTACCTCCACTGCGTCGAAGACCAGGACGTCTCCCTCGACGATGGCAGCGTCGTCGAGAACTGCACGGGGGCGGAGTAATGGCGGCGGTCGCCGAACTCGTCCGCATCGCGTGCGACATCGCCAGCGGATCCTCGCGCGATGATCATGCGACGGCGATCAGCACGGCCGCCAGCTGGCGCCGGTGCAACGCCCGGGGCAACGGCCTGGAGGCGTACCGTCGGGCCCTGTCGCCTGGCACCAGCTGGCGCTTCGTGACCAGCGAGCGACTGCCCCGAGGCACGTACCGCGCCTCGGACCGCAACATCACGCTCCGCGGCCCGGTGTATCCGGGCGACCTCGTGGCCGACTTCGACCGCCGCCTCAGCGGCGGAGCGTCGGATGGCGCGGCGCAGCACGACGGGCAGATCGGCCTCGTCATCTCCGCGGGCGCCGACGGCGCGGAGATCGTCTGGATGACATCGGCGAGGCAGAAGGACGGCACGGTCCGCGTGATCCTGCCGACCGGCGCCCACCTCACCGTGGCCGGACCGGAGTGGCGATGATGGGCGGGGCTCGGCAGTGTGAGTGTGAGTGCGGCGCGTGGAGCGGAGAGCGATGTGCGTACGTCGGCCCCGCCGCTGACATGTGCACGGTCGAGTTCATGCTCGCGCACCTCCGGGCCTCGCACGAGGCCGCGGGGAACCGCGGCGTCTACCCGCGCAACGGCGCGGTCCGCATCCGCGTCTCCGCGCAGTGCGTCGAGCGGATGCTCGACGACGATGGGGAATGGGTTACGGTGGAGTTAGCTGTCTGATCCGGCGCGCCTCGCGCGCCTCTGCTCCGGGCCTCGCGCCCGGCCCCATTGGGCGCCACATCGGCGCCACAACATCACAGCCCGCTCGAGCGGGCGGAAGGATCTGCCATGACCACGACGACCATGACCACGATCGCGACCTACCAGACCGGCCCTCGCGCGGGCCAACAGCTCGCCGCGGCGCGCGCCGCGAACCGCCGCGAGTGTCTGATCGGCGAGCTCGCCGATCGCCACGCCGAAAGTGATGGCGACATCCAGGAGCTGCGTTGCCGCGATGAGGGGCACCGGGGGTGCCGGTGCGCCGACCGCGTCGAGGATGAAACGCGCTCGTGGGCCTGGCACGTGTTCGGCCGTCTGCCAGTCGAGCGGCTCGAGGCGGAGCTGTGGGCGCCGCTGCGCCGCGAGCCCGACCCCCGGATTCCGGTGGTCGCCTCCAACCCGGAGTGGCGTTGATGCTGGCCACCCTCGTCATCCTCCTGGGCATCCACGTGCCCACCGAGCCTGAGGGGCCCGGCGAGCTGCACGGCTACATGCACGAGATGTGCAGCTTCCTCGTGTACTCGATGGTCGCGCCGCCCCCGTGGCCGGAGTTCGAGGATCCGCCGATTGGCGTGGCCCTGTCCGGTCTCTTCTGCGAGGAGTCCTGGTGATGTCGGACGAATTCAGCGAATTCAGCGGCTACCATGACTGCCCCTGCCGTGATTGCTTCGAGATCGCCATCGGCTGCCACATCGACGAGGACGGCGAGCAGCACGACGAGATCCCGGGGCTGTGCCACGAATGCCAGGAAGCGGGCTGCTCGCTCGACGGCGACGAGGACTGTCAGGTTGAGTACGACGAACCCGAGGTTGAGTCCGAGGACGACGAACCCGAGGAGCGGTAGCACACAGGGCCGTGGTGCCCACCGAGTTCGCCGCGCGGCAGTGAATTCGGTAGACCTCACGGAATTCGATTTATCAGTCGGGCGTTCGATCGCCCAGGAGGTACGCATGTCGAGTCTCGCTCTCCAGTCTCTCGCCGACTACATCACCCCCATGTCCCTGCTCGCCACCGCGCGGTCGCAGGGCATCACAGCGTTGGGTCTCAAGCCGTCCCCCGGCTGGCCCTGCAAGATCTTGCTCTCGTCGCTCGTCGCGCCGGTGTTGCACATGCGATCGACGCAGCGCCGCTTGCTGCAGCTCCTGCGCAGCGGCGGCATCGCGCTCACCCGCATCGACGAGGGCTCCTGTCCGGGCCTCATTCCGGGCGCGCGCCGAGCGGCGTGGTTGGCGTCGCGGTTCCGCTACGACGGCATCGTGTGGGACTCGATCGCATGGGATGGTGCCCTCCTGTCCGGCGGGAGCGTCTGGTGAGCCACGCCGTCATCCTCCTGATCGACCAGTTCCGGGCGCGCCACACCGCGCTGCGCCTGCAGGCCGATGTGATGCTGACCCGCACTCGCCACGATGTGCGGCGGAACGCTGAGACGCTCACCGCGGCCGATCTGGCGTGGTTCCGCCGCCCGGTGGGTGCGCCGTGACCACCGCGTTGCGCGTATCCCGTCTCGCGGCGCGCATCAAGACGGCAACCGAGGCAAGTGATATGCTCGTGCAAGGGCAGGCCGCGATGGTCGAGGCCATGCGCGCGCTTTTCAAGGCGCGTGTGACGCGCTGCAGCCGCTCATGCAGGGGCTGGTTCGTCGACGTCGATGTGGGCCCAACGCGGTGCGACGAGTGCGCGATCACCAACGGCTACGATCACATCGTGGCCGACCGCGACGTCGCGCTCTTGCCCGAGGCCGATATAGCCTGGCGCAAAATCCAGGAACAATCCTGACCGCGAGGGCGTTGTGCCCGTCGATCCGACGAAGAAATTCGTCGGTTGGCCGGACCCAATACCAAGGAGACGCACGCCAATGTTCGAGGCACGCACCAATCACGAATCCTGTCCTGTCCGCATCATGTACACCGAGGTCCTCACCGGTAGCGTGATCCACGCCAGCGAGCTGGACACCCGCCTGTGGGGCCTGCGTCCGGTGCGAGCGCTGGCCGTCATCCGGTGCACCGAGTTCAGTGCCTGCTCAGGGACGACCGTGGAGCGAAGCAACTATCGGGTCATCCTCGGCGACTGCTGCGAGGGCGCGCACAGGCCGGGTCTGGTGCAGATCTGCGGCTCGCACGGCTACCAGGCCCTGGCGTACGACGCCACGCTTGGCCCGGTTCCGGCCGATGAAGAGCTTCGAGAGTGGCTGGAATTCGTCGCCCGGTATCCGATCATCGACGACGACGACCACAACGAGTTGGAATCGTATCTCGAGTACGAGGCGTGGGACGACCACGGCCAACATGACTTCGAGCGCGCGATGATTGCACTCATGGATGCGGACATCGACATGGAACACGAACACGAGGCCCCGGATCTCGACGGGAAATCCGCGATCCATATGACCCCAGCGGACTCTGCGGAATCCGGGACATGGGCGCAGCTTTGGCGCGATCTGTGGTTGGTCGGCGCCCACGAGTTCGGCATCAACGGCGGACCCGGATTCGCTATCGAAAGCGGCGGCTCGGTCAATTTCTACGTCGAAGAATGGATCCGCGCCGCCCGGGCTATGCACTCGGCCGTAAATGCGGCCGGATACACTCGCGCGGGTCAGCGGGTGCACCGGATCAAGCTGTACGGGAAGATCCTCGAAATCGCCGAGGCCTGCCGAATCTCTGCGGGCAAGTAGATATCCACCCATCCAGGGGCCTCGCGCCCGTCGAGCCGCCATCTCCCATGGCGGCTGGCCGGACGCAACGTCCAAAGAAAGACAGGATTATTCAAATGTCAGAAAACCACGACGACACGATCCCGCTAGATCCGACCAAGGTTCAGCTTCGCAAGGTCCCGCCGCCCGACCCAAAACAGGTCGCGGAACTCACCAAAGCGTTCAACAACGCAATCCGCGCCGCCGAGGCGTCTGGTGTGTGGCCGGCTGTCGTGCCGCAGTCCAGGGACGCGATGACCCGCGCGACCATCGAGTTCGTGGCCGCCGCCTTCGGGGGGGTGGGGTGGGAGATGAACATCTCACCCGCGAACCTATCGGCGCGGGCGCTGATCTGGCACCCCGCCGCCGCGCGCGGCACGCTGAGGCCCGGAGAGTAGGCACGAGGGCCTTGTGCCCGTCGATCGCCAGAGACATCCTGTCTCTGGAGTCGCTGGACCCAAGGACAGGAGCACTGCGATGGACAGGAGCACTGCGATGTCAGACACAGAGGACGATTTTTTCAGCATGATCGAGGTCGATGCCCCGGCGCCGGCCGGAGGTATGCTGGCGGCACCCCGCCAGATCCCGGCGCCAGCACCTTCGCCGGCGACTTCGCCAGCACCTTCGCCGCTGGCCGCGATCGCGGCCGAGTCGAGCGCCAACGCGGCCGCGACCGGCATCGGATCGCGGGCCGGTGGCCAGCTGCGCGCGGTGGGGTTCGCGAACGCGGACGGCTACATCCAGGCCCTCCGCAACGGCGTTCCCACCGCCACCTACGTGGCCTACCTCGAGACGCTGCGCGCCCGCTTCGGCATGACGACTGCCGATCTGCAGGCGCTCTCGCTCCCCCCGCCCATGGCCGAGGTAGATCTCCCCGTGGGCGCCGGCATCACCCACACGCCCACCGGGCCGAGCGTGTTCGACCGCCCGGCGGCAGAGCGCAAGTTCACCGTCGGGGCCCAGCCGACGCAGACCGTGGAGCGGGTTGTCCAGCTGTCGCCCACCCAGCTCGTCGCCGGCGCGGCGGCCGAGGGCTCGCACGCCATCGTGGCGTGGGAGGGCACGTCGGGCCTCACCCTCGGCACCCTGCGCGCGGCGCTCGATCGCATTGGGCTCGGCGATTGGGCCCCCTCGTCGCCGTCCGCCCGCGCTCAGGCCGGCGTCGCGCTGCAGGCCCTGAGCGCCAAGGGCTTCGTGGTCCGGGCCGCCCGACGGTCCCATCTTCCCGGACTGGATACCAACCACCACGTGTGGTCGGTCGGACGGGTGCATCACCTGGTCTCCAACGAAGTCGGTGCCGAGTTTGGCAAGCTCAACGCCCGATTCACGCTCGCTGGCGACAAGCTGTCCTACGTCGGCGACGCGTCCATCGGCGCGCCGGTCGTCGCCGCTTTCAGCGCGGCGCTCGCCGCCGAGACGCTCAAGTCCAGCGACGTGACCGGATGGCTGGGGCGCAGCCTGTCGATGCGCTGTCGCGCCGTGCGGTTCGGCGCCATGGGCTGGCTGGTCCCGTCGCGCCACGTCGCGACCGCCCGGAAGCTCGTCGAGGCAACCCGCTCAACGGGGTTCGGCTCGGGCTGGGTCACCGGCCTGCCCGTTGCGACGTCCGACGATCTGCGGGCTGGCATCGCCGGCGCGCTGCGCGAGGAAGCGAGCGGCCTACTCGCGCGACTGGCGACCGAGAACGCGGCGGCCGAGAGCGGCAAGATCGGCGAGCGTCGCGCCCAGACGTTCCTGCGCGACATGCGCGAGGTCGGCGCTCGCGCCTTGGCGTACGCCGCGATCCTGGGCGACGAGCTCGTCGCCTCGGTGCGTTCCGACGTGCGCACCGCCATCGCCCAGCTTGAGAGCTATCTCGGCGACGACTACACCGGCATCGGCGCGCGCTTTGACGCGGTCTGGCAGGAGATCGCCGACGACGTCAAGCGCACGGGGGATGTGCTGTAGGTCGAGCGCCGCGCTCGCGGAGCCTCGGAAACATCCGAGGCTGTACGAGCGTTACGCTCAGACAGGAGCGCTAGAGATGATAACTGCCACCCTAAAGTCCGTCACGCCCGGCGATATCCGGGCCATGCTAGCCTGCTACTCCGACGAGCGCGTCGCCCAGCTGTGGGCGGGCCGCGAGCGCCTCGCCGCACGCGATATCATGTCGCTCGGGATCCCGGCGCACGATCGCGTCTGGTGCCTAGTGAGGATGTTGAATGCCCCAGGACGCGCGGCGTTCGCTCAGTGGTGCGCGGATCGCGCATCGAATGCCCCCACTATCCCCGGCGCCAACCGGGCCACCCTTTCAGCCTTTGCTGCAGCCAGCGCCCGCGACTACGCCGAGGTCGTTATCGCCGGAGATGTCACCGCTGCGCCCAAGGCCGCCGACTACGCCATTGAGGCCGCCGACTACGCCGTCGACGCCGCTTGCGGTTGGGCCTCCTACGATAACTATGAATATTGCGCCGACGCCGAACGCACCGTCGAGCGTCGGGTACAGCTGAATGAGCTCGTCCGCATGATCGAGGCGAGCGAATGACCGCCGAGAGTCTTACCGTGCTAGACATCGCTCGCGTGCTCGAGATCGCCACTGCCCGGCGCGACCGCGTCATGATCGTCACCTGCCATGTCGCCGCGCCGCCGCCCGAGGTGTCCCTGTCTCGCGACAGCATCCGCGCGGCCGTCGAGCGCGCTCGACGGCGCGTGGTCAACGCCATCAACGACAACTACCTCGGCATCCCCGAGGAAATCGAGGACCGGAAATGATCGAGCAAGCACACGGCGACGCACTGCATCCACCCACGGCAACCGCCACATTCAGCGATGACGAGCTGCATCGCTACGAGCTGACTCGCCTGGTCACGCCTGACGATGGCGCCCCGGCGCGCCTGCCTGGCGCCTTCGCGCTGTTTTGCGGGCTGAATCCCAGCACCGCCAACGCATTCAAGCTGGATCCAACGTGCATCAGAGAGACCGGATTCACCCGCCGGTGGGGGTTCGGCGAATACCGCAAGGTCAACGCCTACGGCTGGCGCGCCACGCTCCCGGCCGATCTGTGGTCGGCCGGCAGGGCCGGACAGGATATCGTCGGCAACGATAACGACGAGATGGTTCGTCGCAATCTCGAGCGCCTCAAGCGCGATGGCGGCGTGGCTATCGCGTGCTGGGGCACGCACGCCAAGACCCATCGCGTCGTCCGCCTGGTCGAGCTTGCCGAAGCCGCCGGCGTCCAATGGCAATGCTTCGGAACCAATAACGACGGCAGCCCCAAGCATCCGCTCTACCTGCCCGGCAGCACCCAGCCCCAGCCGTGGATTCCGCCCTGGAGGCTTCCATGATGAAGCTCGGCGTCTACATCGCGATCGCGGCCACCGTGTGGTTGTTCTCGATCGTCACGCCATCGGCGGCGCCGCGCCATCCAAAGTGGCGCTACATCGGAAAGGAACGCGTCCCGTGGGAGCATGACGTCGACGCCCACGAATGGGAAGAGTTCGAGCACTCAGTCGACGAGTGCATTCCACCACAGGAGACGAAATGATCACCAAGGGATTGCTTAGCGAATGGGACGCGTGTTGGTTCAGCGATGGAAATGACGGCGATGCGCTCTGGGCAGCCGCCGTCGGCGACCGCACCGAGGTATCACCCCGCGAGGCCGCCGGGATCGAGTCCGTGTCGCTCGACGATCGGCTGTGGGTGCTGTGCGGCGCGCTGTGGCACCGGTCGGAATCGGCCGCGCGCACGTTCGCGATCGACTCCGCCGCGATGGTATCGCATCTCGCTGGCCGCCCGCAGGATCAGACGGAGCACGCGCGACTGATCGGCGATCTGCGCCGCATCTACGCGATGCCCGACTTCGCGGAACAGCGAATCGCGCGCACGCGCTGGTCCGCCGATATCGCCCGTTGCGCCGCCGCGCTCGCCGCAAACAACCCCACCATCTGGGAATACGCCCGCGCCGCCTGGATCTCCGCAGAAAATGCTATTTTCACCGCAAACGCCCATCTCACCGCCGGCGCAGCCGCCAGGGCAATCGCTCTCGCCGACGATGCCGGCCTTACGACGGCCTTCAGAACCATCCGGGACGCCGAGCTGCGCAAGGCGATCGATCGCGCGCTCGTCGCGCTCGGCCCCGACGCGGATGGGTGGTCGTGAGCAACTCGCCGTGGCTCACCAGCGTGGGCGGCCGCTGCGCGCACTGCGGACAGGAGGGGCACCGTGCGAAGCACGGCAATTGTTCTCCTGTCCATCGCGCAGCCCTGCGAGTCATCTCTGGCGAGCTGACCACCCAGGAGGCCGCCGAGCGGTTCGGCGTCAGCAAGCAATCCGTGTCGGAGGCGGTGCGCAGGGCCCGCGCCGGCAAGGTGCCCCCGTGAGCCGGCTGGCCAGCATCGGCCACGAGCCGGCGCCGCGCGGATACCGCGGCGTGGTCGTGGTCAACCACGAGATCATCCACCGTACGCCGGAGACGTCGGTCGTGGAGTACGCCCGTGCCAGAGCCCGCGCATGGGCTGGACGGAGGGGCTACGAAACCGGCAGGGGTGCTCCGTGATAGACTACGATTATCTCATTGACAATCGCTCCGACCCCGACATGCGGTCTGTGTTGGAAGACGCTGATATCACCGCGGGCCGACGCGTGACTCGTCTCGGGGTCGCACTTTGGGCCGTCGGTGACGACGTCGTCGCCGTCGACGACGACATCGACGCCAACGACGTCGGCATCGTCGCCGACGTCGTCGACGGCGACGACGACGCCGTCGGCGACGACGACGGTGATGTCGTCGGCGCCGCCGCCGACGCCGTCGACGACGACGCCGTCACCGACGGCGCCGCCGACGACGCCGTCGGCGAACTTGCGGAACCACTGACCACGGAGACAGATATGAGAGACGGATTAAAAATCATCCAGGTTCCCGGACGTTATTCTTGGGCCGTGACTCGGGTTGGATGGTTGCGCCGCGTATCTGGAGACGAGTGGGAGATCGTGGGTGCGCGTACCATCGTGCGCACCGGATCGCCTCGCACTCTGGATAGCCTCGCCGCCCATGGCCCGGGGCGCGACCATCGCCTCAGTGCTATCTCCGAGGCTTCAGAGGAAATCCACCGACTGGTCATCCGTCGTTCCATTCCGGCCAACGAGGCGGCGTGGCTCGAGCATTGCCCAATGCCAGCCGGCTGGGTCAGGTGATGAGACCCGGGCGCACGCCGACCGCGGCGTCAATCCTCCGGTCTCGCCAGGCCAATGCGGAACGTAAATTCTCCGACGCCTGCACGGCAAAGGCGGAGGCGCTCAGAACGTTGATGTTCAACCGTATCTACCGTTGCTCGCCCACATGCCGCGGCTGGACGGTCAACGCCGATCTCCTGGTCGTGGAGCTATGCGACCCATGCATCAAGGGCAGTGGGCTGCAGAGCCTGGTCGGAGACGCCGACGCGGCGGCGCTGCCGGAAGCCCGGGAGGCGGTGGCCCGCATGCTGCGCGGCGGCACATGAACACCAAGCCCTACGACACCCACCACCGACGCCTTGTCAAGCGGATGAAGCGTCGCTATGTGAGGCGCCTCGATGCCGTCATGCGCGGGCGTCACGACATGGAACATTCAGACAGGAATGTTCGGGCACTCATCCGCGCTACCCGAGACCTGGGAAACGCGATTTTTGCTGCGGTTCTCCGACTCCAGCAAAATTAGCTTGCGTGATCCGGTATCGGCAATTAGCGTAGCGAGCGCCTGATGACCAGGACAGGAATAGTCCCTGGTCATCGCGCGTCACCTACGGCGCAAAGGAGTCGACGATGAAGATGTCAAAGCCCGGACCGACAGATCTCGAGTACATGGTGGTGACGTGCACGCCGGCCTCGACGGAGGTGGTGTTCCTGGAGCACGAGTTGGACGCGATCGAGGAGGCGACCGCCGCGCTCAAGCCGCGCACGAGCACGTACGTCGGCCTGGTTCTAGCGCAGGGCGAGAACCTCGTGCGTGACCGCGCCGGCGTGATCACCGTGGCGCTGCGCATGACGCCCGAGCAGCGACGCGGCCTATCGGAGATCGGGGTCAGGGGGCTGCAGGCAATCGAACTGCACCTCAAGGCCAGGATCGTGGAGTACCTCGACAAGCTGGCTCAAATATGAGCAGCATGCACCAGCCGATGCTTGAGGCCATCCACCCGACCGAGGCGGTGCGCACCCAAGTGACGCCGCCCTCCATCCCGTGCATGTGCCCGAGTGATGACCGCGTGGTCGCCATGGAGTACGCAGCTCCGACTGGCGTCAAGCACGGCAGATGCGCATGCGGTGGGGTGTTCACGACCGGAGGAGTGGCTATTGCTGCGCGATAGGCTGCTCGCGGACCTCTCAGCAAGAGCGGTGCACCTTCGCGTTCGCCGAAGAGATGATGCTGTTCTGGGCCGGTGTCGCCCAGAATAAAAAGTAGCGAGTACCTCTTGGCGTCGAGGCTCGACGCCAGCGGGTGCCACCTACAAGCAAGGTGGAAGGAGATAAGGATGAGTCGACTGAATGCAGGATGGATGTTGGTGCTGGCGGCCGCCGCGTGCGGTACCACCAGCGCAGATGTGGGAGATGATGATGCGGCGATCTCCGATCGCCCGGCGGAGGTATCGAATCCGCTATGCGACTGGCCGCAGCAGTTCGGCGTGCCGAGCCACACCGGCCGGGCGTGCCCGGCGCAGCATGGCCTGACGGTGGTTGCGGCCCTCGTGTCCGACGAGGACGCGCAGGCCGAGAACGCGTTCAACGGCTTCTTATCGATCCACGAGGGCGCCGTGGTGACGTCTGGATCCTACGTCGTGATGCCGCACTCGCAGGGCTGGACGGATCCGGTGGAGATCACCGACCCGTCGACGAAGACGTACGACGTGCAGGTGTTCCGCTGGGATCCGAGCGTCGACGCGCCGAACCGCGCGCTCGACTACTTGTACACGCTCCCCGCGAGCTGGGAGCCCGTGGACCGGGCGGTCCAGAGCTTCGGCTACCTCACCAACGGCTACGTGCAGGTCTTCCAGCCCGTCGTGAGCGGCTCGCAGCTCTACGTGCCGGCCTCCTCGGGCCGCGTCGAGCGGCGCGATCTCGCGACCGGCGCACTGATCGCGACGATCGATCCGTTCGCCGGTACCGCGTTCTCCGGCGATCCCAAGCTCACGCAGATGGGTGCGCTGTCCATCAGCCCGAGCGGCAAGATCTACTACACCGCGCTCGCCCATCCGCTCGGCGTCAACCCGAAGGGTCGTGACGCGCGCGGCGCGTGGCTCGTCGAGGTGGACCCGACGACCAACACGGCGCGGCGCGCCGACTGGTCGCTCATCGCGAGCAAGACGCTCGGCATTCCGACGTCGACGGACCAATGCCTCCGGCCGTTCTTCCTGTTCGGCCGCAAGCCGACGGGACCGGATGACCATTCGAACCGGTCGGCCTGCGGCGCTCAGCAGCCGGCGATGAATTCCCCCGTCGCCTTCGACGGCATCGGAAACATCGTCGCGCTCTCGTATGGCACGAGGGAAATCTCGGCGGCCTTCCTGATCCGCGTCAGCGCGGCGACGCTCGCTCCGATTCAGGCGTACGATTTGCGCGGCCGGATGCTCCATGGCTGCGGCGTCCGCCTGGCCTTCGACGAGCCCGATACCGACTGCGCGATCATCACCGCCAATGGCACGCGCAACGTCGGGTTCGACCCCGACCTCAACTCTCCGGTCGGGTTCCAGGCAATGGGATTGATGGATGGCAGCCCGACCGTGGCACCCAACGGCGACCTGGCCGTCTCGGGCTACGATTCGGGGTTCTCGTTTTTGGGCGGCTACGACAGCCGCGGCGGCACGATCTCGTTCACCGCGAGCGGGGCGCTGCGCGCCGTAAACTCTGTCTTTGGCTGGGAGGTCACCAACGCCGTGCAGGCCGCGCTCACGCCGGGCGGAGGGTTCACCTACGTATCGGACAGCCAGCTCTACAGCGAGTTCGATCTCAGCATTGCGCGCTGGTCTCCGACCTTTGACGTCCTGTCTCAGGCGCGTCTCGACATCCAGCCCGGGCCGGCCATCGACTGGCTCGACACCCAGGTCGCCATCAACATCGATGGTAGCTACTGCGGCGTCAACGGGATGGGCGTCTTCGCATGCTTTGACGGCACCGGGGCGCTCGTCGAATCCGTCGACCTGCTCGGCGCCGATGCGCTGCCATACAGCATCGAGACGCTCTCGAACCACATCTCGCGGGACCGTGCCGGCACGTACTACGTGAACTACGGCGGCATCATGTGGATCATCGCCGGCGGTGGCGGCGGCCGCGCCCACGCAACGCTCGCGCCCACCGTTGGCCAGGCGGCGCAGCATGCGCTCGGTCGGGCCGCCAAGGCCGCGCGGGCTCGCTCGGATGCGCCGCCGGCGCTGGCGGAGCTCGACGTCCCCCGTTCCGATCTCGTCAGCATCCCCGACGAGCTACGCCTCGTCCGGCCGTCTTCGGTGTGCGGGATACCGACCAAATGCCAGCCCTACATCGCCATCGTCAACGGCAACGGCGAAATCGAGGTGAGCAAGGCGCCGCTGTCCGACGCTATTTGCGATGCCGCCTGCGGTTCGCTGGAAGGCCGATGCCCGGCGCCGAACACCCTCGGCGCCTACCTCAGCTGCTCCGACAAGTGCTTGACGCTGGGTGACTTCACCGCCACGTGCATCGCCAATTGCGTCAACAGCATCCGCACGTCCTGCCAGACCGGGAGCGGGAACCTGTGAAGAAGACGCTAAGTCTCCGCAGGGAGGTTATTCGGTCGATGACCGCGCGCGAGCTCAAGATGGCTGCTGGCGGGACGGTCCACGACTCCGACCAGCCGGCGTGCGAGCTCAGCGACACCAGCGTTCCGAGCTTCGCGACTCCGGCGTGCGGCACCGCGTTCACATGCGGAATCCACTCGCTTTGTGGATGCAACGGCGACTCTCAGCTTTGCCATCTGCCGTAGCACGCCGTGTAGCCTTGTGCTGCATGTGACCGGAGATCTTGCGTTGGATGTCCGGTCGTGAGATCACCCCCGACATGGCAAACACCACCCATGTCGGCAAGGCTCGGATCTGCAACTTCATCGTCACCCGCAGCGACGGCAGCGTCGACGCGACCACGCCGGCCGCCGTCGGCGTCGGGAATCCCAACAACCTGAGGGCCACCATGAACCCGGACAACCCGCGGCAGTTCGCCGTCGTCGCCCTGGCCGAGACCCCGGGCATCAACACCACCGTGACCTGCAACGGGCACTCGGCGTCGCTGCTGGTCACGGTGGTGGCCGCCGAGGGTCCCGACCTCGCCGGCGTGTCGATCGGATCGCCCGGCGACGAGGTCGACCCGCCGAGCTGGGCCTAGGTCCGCTTCGGCTTGAACGGACGCACGACCTCTTCTGTCGTCGTCGTGAGTCCGCCGGCGTCCTCGATCTCCTTGAGTAGGAGGTCCAGGGCGCCGGTTTTGTTTTTGGTCGTGAACTTCTCCTTGGTCCCCTTGTGGTCTGCCACCAGGCGCTCGATCGCCGCGATGGGGACCTTCACCTTTGCCGCCGCGCGCGCCTTCTGGGCGCCATAGCGCGCCTCCAGGACCTGAAGCGCGACTGCGCCGTCGACGTCACGCTCGTTGCGCAGCGTCCGCCCCAGCACCCGGCCGTCGGGGAGCGGGATGTCCTCGTGCCAGGCCGCCCTGGAGATCTCGGCCTTCATCTCGGACAGCATGTCCGAGATGCGCTCGATGGCCAGGTACGCCACGCCGGCGCGCTCGACGGAGAGGACCGGCCCCGACGACCTCACCAGCTCGATGTCGTTGCTGATCGACAGCCCCAGCTTGACGAGCTCGGTCGGCAGCTCCCGGATGAGACCCACCGTACCGGGACACGATCGCCGCGCGGAGCAGTAGGCGCAGTGATCTCCCACCACGGTCGGGACCTCGAGCCCATTCGCCCATTGCATGGTGTACTGCTCAACCAGGTCGAAGACCCGCTCGAACTGGTCGGCGGCGTCGGCGAGGTCCCAGCCGTCGAGCGTGTCGCGCACGGCGTAATGCGTCCCGTCTTCGCGAAGATGGAACAGCTCGGCCACAACGGAGTCAGCCTTGGTCAGCGAGGCGACGCAGAGCGCCCCCATGAGCGTCTGGCCAAACTGCCCCGGCCGAGGGTAGCGCGTGCGGCCAAACTTCCAGTCCCCGACGTACCCCTTGATCCCCTGGGCGGCCGCGGCCTCGTGCCCGATCAGATCGTACGTGCCAGCGATCTCGTCGTCCGTCGGCGGATTGGGCAGCGTGTCGTAGTCGCGGTGTCCGAGGTTGCGGCCCAGCTCGCGCGCGGTCCGCGTCCTCACGTTCCAGGCGACCGCCACCTCGGTGGATAGGTGCGTCGGCAAATCGTCCAGAGGGAGCACCGCGCAGTAGCGGCGGAACTCCTCGGGGACCAACGCGAGCGCGTAGTCAACGCCCTCGATGCCGATGTGCTCGAGGAACTGGTGGATCGCCTTGCCGCGGTTCCGCACCCATTCGGAGCGCTGATCCGCGTTGAGGTCGACGACGCCCGGGAGCACGGCGCTCGCCGGACACTTCCACACGCGGTGCCACTTCGATGCGGTCGGCTTCACCGTGGCCCCCTCTCCCCCATCACCGGCTCCGACAGATCGAATTGCGGTGGTTCCACCCTGAGCATTCCGGTCAGGTTGAAAACCATGAAGTTTCTGGATTTCTCCAGTCCAGATCGCATCTCGATCTCCATGCCGCTAGAGATCCGCGGTCCGCACAGAATGATGCCATCACAGTAGCGGATCACCGTGATGGCATCATCAATGCCGGCCTGGCGATGCGCCGGGTTGCTGTCGTCATCGCCGGACAGGATGCTCGCGATCCAGGGCGCGATCACGGTGTGGTGCGGCCACGTCTTGCGGGCCCACGCCAGCCAGCGCAGCGCGCGGGCCACGTTCTCAGTGACGTCGCCCGCCACGGGGTGTGCGAGGTAGAACAGCGGCCGGGTCATGCGTCACCCATGAGATCCTCAGCATCGACCGCTCGGGCTAGCTCGCAAGCCCGCTTGATCTCGCCATCGGTGGATCGAGACAGGATGGTCTCCAGAGTTTGGTCCATCGTCGCCAGTCCCATGACCGACCTGGCGGCCTCTAGCTTGACGAGCGTCGATTCGCGCAGCGCGATGCGCCGGTAGCGCGGGCCGCGGTTCCCGCGGCTCACGGGAGCTCGGCCTTCCGCTTGGCGAAGATCTCCCGCATCGAGGCCGCTTCCTGCGGGCTGGCGTGCCGCTTCGACCAGGCGACCCAGATGGGCTTGCTGTCGTCCAGGTGGGCCTGAGTCCGGCAGGCCGCCGCCCACGCCTTGAACGCGTCGAAGGACTTAGCCTCTGGGATGACCGGCGCGCGCACCTCCTCAGGCGCCGCCTCCTCGCCGAAGTCTTCGACGGGATCCGGCGCCGGGGCAGAACTGGAGGTCGCCGTAGTCGTAGAGCCGGGAGAACCCGACGAGGTCGACGTAGGCGCGGCCGTCGAAGAATCGTCGGGGGTCGAAGGGCGGGCGGCCGCCGCAGCAGCCTCGGCCGCGAGGCGCTCGTCCATCTTGCGGCGGGCCTCGTCGATGGACGCCTGAAGGCGATCCTCCTTCTGCTGCATCGTCTCGTGCGGCCTTTCAGCCGGCGGCGGCGTGCGCGGCGGACGCGTCACCCGCTGGTGATCGGTGACGCGCGGCTGCTGATCCCGTCGAGGCGTCGCGATGCTCTCGGGGGCCGGCTTGGTCTCGGCCTTGGGCGCCGGAGCCTCCGGATCCACCGGAGCAGCGGGAGGCGGGACCGAGGAGAACGCCGGCTTGTCGGTGTACTCCGCGTCGATGAAGTCCCCATCATACGCCTCCTCGACGGACACGAGACCGGAGACGATATCCGGCCAGAGGATGCGGCAGATCTGCCCGGACCCGCGGGCGACCAGCATGTCCGCCGGGTGGTGCACCCAGTTGTGCTTGCTCATCAGCCCGGCCGCCCGGGCCCGCTCGATCGTCCAGGTGATCTCCAGCTGAGCACGGCCGCGGCGCTTGCCGCGCCACGTCGCCCGCTGCGGCGTGGTCTCGATGAGATCCAGGACCTCGCACAGCGGCGACCGGAGGATGATCGCCCGCTGCCCCTCGGCCGATAGCCGAGGAATGCCCTCGACGATGTGATAGAGGCGGAGCGACTGCATCGGGGCGAGCCCTAGCTCGGCGCCCGCCATGATCACTACGGCCATGTTGACCGGCTGCCCCCGATACGCCGTGGGAATGATGCCGGATGTGGCCAGCGCCCGCGTCAGATCCATCACCTCGCCGAACGTCCTGGGCACGATCGGCATGGGGTCATGCGCACCCGCCTCCATGCGGCGGATGGCGGTCTCCGGGTTGTACGCAACGATCTCTTTGCCTTCAGCCATTTGAATCGATCTCCATGCGCCGAGTTGACTTGGGCGCTCACCCTCTGTACTAATTTTTTAGCGTGCCGTCTACCCCACTGCTGCCACCGGATGCTGACGAGCTCCCAACGAAGATGGAGCAATGGTATCTCGCGTGCCTCGGCGCCTGGGTGGAGCACTACGGCACGCTGCCCAGCGTGCCGCAGCTCAGCGACTGGCTCGGCAAGTCGGGCACGGCGATCCGCAGTGCCCTGCTGGCCCTCGAGGCCAAGGGCTACACGCGGCGGGACCCGCGTGGCTACTTCTATCCTGTCCATGGAGGTGAAGCATGACGGCTAAGGCAAACATCAACGAGCTCATGGCGGCCGTGTCGAGTAAGCATCACGACCTGATCGTGTCCGTCGCCAAGTCGTCGGTCGACGGCGACCCGGCCCGGGTGGTGGCGCTCACCGCCGAGTACCTCACCGCCATCGCCGGCATGCAGCCGCTTCGCAGTCGGGCGGGCGTGGCCGTCGACGCCGCATTGACCGCGCTCGTGCGCCAAGCGGCCGACGAGGGGCTGATCGACGACGCTCGGGACAATCCTCCGGTGAGCAGCGACGTCCTGCGCCTCCGGCAGTTGCTGCGCGAGAGCCGTTCGGAGCTCATCGCGGTGCGTCGCAAACTCTCCGACGAGCTAACGGGAGTCCGATCGGAGCTGCGCGACGCGACGGATACCATCGCCAGCCTGATCCGCAAGAGCGCCGGCTGATCCCCATGTCCAGGTTCGACCGCGATACGGTGGTTGCCGAGCTGCGCGCAGAGGACGTAGCGGCACACCTCGGCATCAAGGGGCAATGGCGCGGCCGCTGGATGCGCACCAACCGGTGCGCCGAGGCGGACCACGGGTCCGACGCGTTCGCGCTGGCCCGCGATGGGATGTGGCATTGCCACGCCTGCGACACCGGAGGGGATCTCCTGTCCCTGATTGCGCGCGGCGAGCGGATGGACCTATCTGGCGACTTCCCTCGGGTTCTTGAGGTCGCGGCGGCGATCGCCGGCGTGGCGCCGGATGATGACTTCGGCCCGGCGCCGCGCCCGGCGCCCAAGGCTCGCCCCGCCCCGCCCCCACTGAAGCCCTGGTCCGAGCGCCTCAGGCTCGCCACCCGCCGGGCGGCATGGGTGTGGGATCACCTGTACGAGGGCGAAATCCTCGTCGCTCCCTACCTCAGGACGCGGGGCCTCGATCCCGCTGCCGTGCTCCGGCGTGAAGAGATCCGCTGCACCCCGCTCCGCGGACCGCGCCCGACCGCGCAGGACTCGGAGGATCTACGCCGGCTATGGGCGACGATGGCCCACATGGCGATCGCGATTCCTGTCCGGGATGTCACCCGCGGAGCCTTCACCGACATTCGTGTGCGACGCATGGAGCCATCCCCGGGCCAGCCGAAGATCATCGGCATGCTCGGCGGCGTCACGGTGCAACCCGAGACCGGCGGATGGCCGGCGCAGCTGGCCGGGTGTTACGGTCACCCGGAAGAGATCGACGGCGATTCGGTCGTGCTGGTCGAGGGCGCCATGGACTACCTCACGGGCCTACAGATCTTCCAGAGCGCTCAGGTCCTGGGCGCCACATCGGCTGGCGACATGCCGCTCCTCGCCGCGCATGCCGCGCGCAAGCTGGCGGCGCGGGACGATGAGTCCGTGCTCATCATCATCGAGCAGAACGACCCGCCGCGGCGAGCTCGTGATGGTCGCGCGCTCGTCGGAGCTGCCGACGTCTCGGTCAACGAGTTACCGAACAGCGCCGCCAAGACCGCGCTCCGTCATCTTGGCCCGCATCGCGTGAAGCGCATCCTCTGCCGGGTTGACGGGCGGGACGACATCAAGGACCTGAACGACCTGCTGTGCGCGGGCGTCGATGTCCGGGTGAAGGTTGAGAGCTTCAGCGCGCCCGAGCCGCAGGATGGCTGAATTCGACGAGGAAGACTTCGGCTCCGGCGACGAGCCCGAGATGGGGATCGTGGTCCCGTTCCCGGGGATGCGCGTCAACGACCGGCTAGCCGAGGCGTGGGCCAAGGAGGTCGCGCGCCGCAACCAGGCCAACAGGACGAGCTACATATTCCCGTCTCCGGCGCAGATCGTCGACACGATCATGCGCAAGCGAACGCTTCCCGTGCTCGGCTGGCCGGCCAGCTGGCCGCGCCTGGCGGCCCGCGCTCGGCTTTACGCCGGCGACGCGATGTCGATCGCTGGTCCCAAGGGCGGCGGTAAGACGTCATTCGCGATCCAGATCGCCCGCGCCAACATGGGAGATGGGATACCGGTCATCTGGGTGGGGCTCGACCTCGACGACTCGCAGATCACGGTGCGCGTCATCGCCAATCAGCATGGCGTGCACACCAAGGAGATCCGCGAGCACTGGCCGCGGCAGCGCATCGACCACGCGATCGCATCGTTCGCCGACCTATGGCACTTCGCCGACCGGCACATCGACGTCGACCGCCAGATCGCGTCCATCATGGACGTCGTATCCATCACCAAGGCGATCTATCGGCGCCCGCCGGTGGTGGTCGTCGACTACCTGGGCAAGCTGACCGCTCTCGCCGCCATGAGCGCCGAGGTTCGGCGCAGCACGATCCAGGTCGTCAGCCAGCTCCAACAGCTCTGCCTGCACGAGGAGTTCTTCCTCATCCTGCTGGTGCAGACCAGCCGCGCCAACGAGATGAAGCTCGTGGGGCGCGAGGACTTCGACTCCGCCACTGACGCCATGGGCATGGCGAGCGACGCCAGCGCGGTGGAGGCGGAATGTCGCGTACAGCTGGCCCTGGCCGTGTTCAAGGCCGACGACGCTCCGCGGCTCGACAGCCACGTGCTCTGCAGCAAGAGCAACGTGGGGCTCGAGGGCCGCGAGGGCTTCAGCTTCGCCAAGGCGGGCGGCGTATGGGGCGAGCTCGACTACCTACCGGCCACGCCGAGCCAGGTCAAGGCGGAGGCCGACAAGGACAAGCGCGACAAGCACCGCGCGGGACCCGCGCGGTCGCCGGTGGAGGTGCGCTCGGACATCAACGCGGCGAAGGCTGGAGACGCTGCGGCGCTGCGGCGCGCCGCGATCCTCGCTGCCATCCGACGGCACGGCATGCTCGGCATGGAGCTGCGCGCCGTCAGGCAGATTCACGGCGCCGGACGCGGCCCGGCCGTCGTGCAGGCGCTCAACGAGCTGGAGGCCACCCAGCTCATCGAGCGCGTAGGTCACAACAAGTGGCGAGCGATTCTGGGGCAGACATGACACACATCGTCAACGGCAAGTTCGGCGGCATCCATGGCTAGTATGTCTCCTATGGGTAAACGAAAGTCCATCGACAAGGCGCGTTATGGCGCCATGTGCGTGCCGGGTCGTGCCGAAGATGGCTCCGACTCCGCGTGGTTTGTGGCGCCCGTTGGGCGTTATTACAGACCGGGAACCGCGATCTACATTGGAGACGGCGAGACGGCCCACGAGCGCGCGCGCAAGCGCGCGTCGCGTCTCAACGCTCGGAGTCGCTAGGTGTCTGCGGACTTCGCAATCGACGGACCGGCATACATCTCGTTTTCCGGCGGTCGGACGTCGGGCTACATGCTGCATCGCATTCTCGTTGCTCACGGCGGTAGGCTGCCGCGCGACGTTCACGTTTTGTTCGCCAACACCGGCGACGAGATGCCAGAGACCCTTGATTTCGTACGCGATTGCTCTGAGCGCTGGGAAGTCCCGATCAACTGGGTCGAATATTACCTGACGCCGGACGACGAGCCGTCCTACGAGATCGTCTCCTACGATTCAGCGTCGCGCGATGGCACTCCGTTCGATCGCTACTTGCAGCACGTCGAGCGCCTCACGGCAGCCAAGGGTAACGAGCCCTACCTGCCGGGGCCCGGCAACAGGTTCTGCACGACCGAGTTGAAGATCCGCGTGATGAAGAAGTGGATGCTCGCCTTCGGATACGAGCACTGGACGAACATCGTTGGAATTCGCGCTGATGAGCCGAAGCGCTGGCGCAAACTCAACCGCAACCCGCCAGAGCGTTGGGAGGTCGATCTGCCCCTTGTGGACGCTGGCGTGTCCGTTGACGACGTGCGCGAGTTCTGGGGTCGGCAGAAATTCGACCTCGGTATCGCCGGTGACTGGGAGGGTAACTGCGACGCGTGCCATCTCAAAATGCCATGGAAGGTCGCGCGTGTGTTTCGCGATCACCCAGAGCGTGCGCAGAAGTGGCTCGATCGCGAGGCGCGTGCAGGCAAGACGTTTCGCCCTCGCGGCCCGAGCATCGCGCAGCTCGTCGCGCTCTCGCAGGAACCAGAGCCCTCGGTCGTCGAGAGCGATCAATTCGAGATCCAGTGCACCGGATGTACGGATTAGTCTATGTGCCTTGGGAGGTGCCGCCGCCTCCGTGTCCCCTCACGGGCCCGCGGTCGCTGTTGATGGTCCGGTAGTCCTCGAGCTGCAGCCGGAGGTTGTCGTCCTCCACCTGCCGCAGGCGCTCGCGGTGGGCGAACAGGAGGTTGATGTTTGCGGGCGGTGGGATCGCGCTGGCCATGGCCAGGGGTACCACGAAAAGAACAGACCCCGGCGAGGTACACGGGACTCGCCGGGGTCGGCCCCGCATGGAGGTACGCGGTGCAGACAGGATGCTATTCGCTGGGCGCCGGGACGTCAAGCCCGAGCTCGATGGCGTGAAGCCAGCAGATGCGACGTCCACCGACCAGGGTCACCATCGTCATCGAGCAGCGATCTTTGTCCGGCAGGGGCATTACGCACCCGCCTACCGGCAGGTACTGGCCGGGGTACGACCAGACCGGAGATGACGTCGGAACGGTGTTGTTCACCTCGACGACAACAACGCCGGGAGGCGCCTTCGCGATGACGGCGCGTGCCTCGCTTAGGTTGCCCGCGGCGGCAAGGAGAACTGCGTCCTTCAGGTACTGCTTTTCGCTCATAGACGACCATCATATCCATGTGTCTATACATGGCAAGCTTTGTTTGACAACAGCCGCATCGCGATCCACCATGTCGGACATGCGAGCAAAGAAGCCCACAAAGAAAAAGGCCGGCAAGGCCAACAGGAATCGAACCGATCGGAGTATCGGGTTCCGCATGACGGCGGAACAGCTGGACCGGTTCGAGACGGACCGGGCGGAGTACCGGGCGGAGGCTGCCCCCGACTTGGATATCGGCCAAGGGGCCTACGCCAAGATCGCCGCACAGCACTTCTGGACGACCCGGTCGAACCTGGGCCTGGAGCGCCTGGAGCATGGCGCGCTTCTGGGGGTCCTGTCCGAACGCCTGACCAAGGTGATGGACATGATCGATCCGTCCTCCGAGGCGGCGCTCGAGGACGCCATCATCGAGCTCCGGTCGGTCGTTGATCGGATCGACGGGGAGCGTGCGCGATGAACGACGCGATCCCCATGTGGATTTTCCTGGTGGTCGTCGCGATCGATGCCGGGTTGTGGGGCCTGCTCTATCTGCTCTATCGCCGGAAGGCACGCCGGCATCTCGAAGTTGTCGATCGCCTCACCCGCGACCTCGGCGATGCGAACAGGCGGATCATCCGGCTGCGCGAGAACCTCCTCGTGCGGCGCGGCGAGATCGCGCTGGGCGGAAACGCCGTTGCCCCGTTCAAGGCGATCCAAATCGGGACCGCCGACTCCAAGGGCAACATCGTTGCCCTGTTCGGGACCGACAAGACCGACAACGGCAACAAGAACGGAGGCGGCAATGGCGCTCGATGACATCCTTCGCTGTCGGGACAGCAGCCCGGCAAAGTTCTCCGTCAGCATGGGAGACGCCAAGAACAACGCGGGCCCGCTGATCGAGGTCACGAGGGGAATGGCGATTGCGATCGCCCAGATGGTGGCGGAACACCTCAGGATGGGTACCGGTGACTTCCATCTCGCCGGCGAAGACTGCGTCGACGACCTCATCTTGATGGCTGTTGCAGCGTTCGTCTCGCGCGTGTTGTCGACGTCGAACAACTGGACGCCCGAAGGTTTCGCTCAGCTCATCCGACTGTTCGACGCCGACAACACGCCAGAGGACCTGTCGATCGCCCGGGCCGTGCAGGACGCCGCAGGGCCTGTGCCGTGCCCGTGCCCGAGATGTCAGGCCAAGCGGGGGCAGGCGTGAAGGCGCCCAGCAATGATGGGCTCGTGCTGATGCACCAAGCCAGCATCGCGATCCTGAACCTGTTCCGCAAGGTGATGGCGTCGGCCCAGGAAGCCATCGCGGAGTCCGGTCCTGCGTTCGCGGCAGAAACGGCGCCGGCCGAGGATTACGCGATGTGGGTGATGATCTGCGCGATCGGGCGCTGCATCGAGGCGACGGGCGGAAGCTGGACTCCGCAACTGTTCGCAGCGGCGCTGGCGCACGTCGACCAGTCCAACCCGAACAGCACTCTCTCGCGGGCGCTGCGCGCTCGACCTCTACCGAGCACCTAGCCCGCGATCAGCGCCGACGCGCCGCCCTTGAGGACGAGCGCGCTGATGTCCATCGGGCCGATCGGCGTGGTCGACGGGTAGCCGTGAAGGAGGCTATCCACCTTGCCTCCGCCGGATAGCCCGCAGTACTGCCACAGGGCCAGGGAGGCGAGGTCCCATCCGATGCGCTGGTAGACCTGCGCCGGCAGCGTCTCGGTGTAGCGGGCGATGTACAGCCAGCGGCACCCCATGCGGTCGGTGATGCCGAGGTCGTAGAGCCAGCTGCCGCCGTAGAGCATCACCCACTTCCCGGTGAGCTGTCGGATTCTTTCGACGAACCTCGACACGCAATCGATCACCTGGCGCGCGGTAACGCTGGTGCGCTGCCCAGCGCGCTCGACGTCAACCACGAAGACGTCGCGCGGGCCAAACCCGCCGGCGCGCGCGAGCGCCTTAAGGAAGAACTCGGCCTGGGCATCGGGCGACTGCACGACGTCGATGTAGTGGTACGCGCCGCGCAGCCAGTCGGTGCGCGCCGAGTGCGCGCCGGCGAGCTCGACCAGGCGCCACTGACCGCCGAACCACGTGCCGCCCGAGTAGTAGGTGCCCTGGGTCGCCTTGATGATCGCGCCTGACCATGGCGCGCCGGCGGAGGCGAGCGCGTTCCAGTTCTTTGCCCCGTCGCCCTCGTATACGTCGACGATGAGCGGGTCCATCAGGCCGCGCTCGCGCTCGAGTTCTTCTCCGCCTGAACGCCGGGCAGGTGGTCTTTGAGCCACTCCCAGATGCCGGCCGACGCCGCCGACGTCGACAGCGCCGTCGCGAACAGCGCCAGCGTGATGGGCGCGCTGACCGCGAACGCTGCGCCCAGCGTGCCCGACAACGCGATCGCTAAGTTGAGGGCCATGCCGCCGAATGGTGTCTTGAACCAAGACCACAGCGCGCCGGCCCAGCGCCGCAGCGGATACGTCAGCCCTACGAGCACGAGGCCGACGACGGGCTCCCACGCCTTCGAGGTCACGGCGGCCCAGAGGAGCTTCGCCCAGGCCGCGGCGTCGGTGTCAGGGGACGGGATGTCCGTTGCCGCTAGGGCCGAGGCGGTCATCAGCACGAGCATCAGGACGGGCCAGGTCAAGAGACGGTTGATTCTCTGCATGCCCAGAGGGATCGCACGCTTTCCGGTCCTGGTACAGACCGGAAAGCGTGGTCAACAGCTGGGCCAGCCGAATCGCGTCAGCCGGTGCGAAACACACCGATCCCGCGCCGAATGCGGCGGCGCATCGCACACCATCCGCCAAGACAGGACGCTCAGGCAGTACGGGGAGGGACGGCGGGCATGGGCTGGGTCGATCGACCATCACCGGGGTTGGGACCGGAATCCTGACCGGAACCTCCACCGTCCGGGTACAGGACGCCGATGGCACCCCCGACAAGAATGTCACCAGCAGGGACACCAGCCTTAGCGAGCGCATCCACGAGAGCCTGCCGCTGTCGGCGCTCGTTGTCCAGCTGGGCCTGAAGCGCCAGCGCTCGCTCGCTCGCGACCGCAGCCTGAGCCTCGGCGGCCGTGGCGCGGGCGTTTGCAACGAACGCCTGCGTGGTCGCCGCGCTCTCGCCGGCCCGCGCCTTCTCCTCCTCTGAGACCGCGGCCATCGCCTCGCCGCGGGACCGCCAAGCGAAGAACCATCCGAGGGCGCCGGCGAGGCCGGAGACGAGCAGCGCGATCACGTCGAACATGAACCGAGCCTAGCACCGGCTGGCGAGCATCGAGCTCACGATCGCCCAGACCCCGGTCAGGATCGCGGCGAGCTTGAGCAGGACCTGGCGTCGCGCGGCGCCGGACGCCTTGCGCTCCACGATCTCCGCGAGCGCGTTCGCCTTGCGGATCTCGAGCTCGGCGGCGGCATTCGCAGCCGCCTGCGCCGCCGTGCGCTCGTACGAGGAGACCAGGATGCCCATCTGGCCCTCGAGCTTGGCGACGTCCTCCCGCAGGTCACCTACGGTGTCCTCGAGCACCGACATCCGAGCTGAGGAGCGAGACTCGCTCGACTCCGAGGTTGACCTACGTCCGCCGCGCCGGTCTGCTGGATCGCCCATCACCGCGTGGTACAGCGACTCCGCGGCGGCATCAACTGGCAGATGTATGCCGCGTATCGATGCGGCTATCGACGGTAGCGCAGGTACACGTCACCGACATGCAGGACCTGGCTGGCTCCGGTCGCGGCGAGCTGGATGTTGACCCAGACCACGGCGTTCTCCGGGATGGCGACGTCACCGTCCGTGGTCAGCTCGAACGCGGACCAGGCCGCCGCCTGGTTGCTGACCCCGCTGCCTTCCACGGTGTTCGTGCCGGCGATGAGAGATCCACCGCCGACGTCGCCGAGCGGGTAGTAGCCGATCCCCGCGGACCAGTCGACGACGCCGTCGCCGTACACCTCGATGGCCGCGCCGACCACGACCTGATCGCTGTCGACGTTGATGCGCCCCCAAAAGTTGTTCAGCTTGTTGCCCGCGTCGGTCGTGAACCTCCAGACCGGCACGAGGCCGGAGCCTGGCGCCTGGACCAGGACGGGCGGCGTGACGCCGGAGGTCGAGCCGATATCCACCCAGCACGCTGGGAACGATTGGCGGAGCCGCTCGGTCTGCCGATCTCCGACATTCATGTCCTGCAACCTGTTGAGGAGCTCCGGCGGGACGGGGTCGCCGAGAGCGATGGTGAGGTCTCGGGATTCTGGCAATGCCATGTCGCAGCCTTTCTTGCGCGGCGGGGCCGCGTCGATCGCCTGAGCGTCGGGGTTGGCGTCACGCTGGACGCCGGCGTCCAGCGTGACGGATGCGTCCGGCCGCTCGCCCACCGGGGCCGAGCAGGCGACGAAAATCAGAGCGAGCAGCGCCTTCATGGGATCCCCATGTAACCACCCGTCGGCGTGATGCCAATGAGGCTTTTGTCGTCTCCGGCCACAAGCACTGGCGTCTCGGTGAAACCGATCTGCACGAATGCATGCTTCAGACCGGATAGCACAGTCCGAATTCCGGCCGCATCTGGCGCGGCGCCGAGGGCCGTGGAGTCCAGGAACACGTACGCCTGGAACGGCCCGTGCCCGTTGCCGTCGCGCAGCACGATCTCGTCGAAGCTAGCGATCGGCGTGGTCACCGTGCCGCCGAAGCTGCGCAGGTACGGGCCGCCCTGGTTGACCGCCGGAGAAAACGCGATGTCAGCGCTGTCGGCGAACCCGGCGATGCCGGAGGTCGTCGACCATGCGATGCGCCACACCCCAGGCGCCGCCCTGACCTGGTAGAGGTGCAGCCATAGCGCGGCCGGGTTGGCTCCGAAGGTGTTGCGAACAACGACGCCCTGCGACACGCCTGACAGGAATAGCTCGGTCACCAGCTTGAACGTCCCGCCGTCATCGCGCAGGCCGGCCAGGATGTAGTTGCGAAGGCCAGCGTCCGCGAAGAATACGCCGGCCTCGCCACCGGGGTGCGGCGTCGAGAACACCGTCTTGGCGACGATGTGCGCGTCGGGGCCGCCGCCGGCGAGCGGCATCGTCATCCTGTGCCAGCGCTCGGCCACGCGGCCATCGAACGTGAAGTCCCCCGATGCTCCGGGCGGCAGGCATCTCGCTGCACCGGACACGATCGACCACGACGAGCTGTCCGGCTGCATGAACCAGCGAACCGGGTCAGGGCCGGGCGACGTGGCGAAGTCCTCGAAGATCGTGTCGGAGAACGTGACGAAATGCAGATCGTCGACGTCGGCGTCGATGAGGTCGGAGATCGCGTCGATCACGCCATCGCGCGATGAGCCACGGCGCTGACGCAGCCGGGACAGGACGCGCGCCCGTCGCTCCTCGGTCGAGAGCGCCGGCTTGGGAACGAGCCGACACAGCGTTTCCCAATCGTCGAGGACCTGGCCGTACGCGCGCTGCGGCAAGAAGTTGGACCGCATCTCCTCGATCGACGCGGCCGCCAGGCCAAGCGCCTGCCCGATGAACCTGAGCTCGCGCTGCACGTCGCTGCCGGGATCTTGCGGCTGCGGAAAGCCATCGTCGTGCATCTCGAGGATGAGCTGCTGTCCAAGCGGCTGGTACCGCGTGATGCGCAGCCAGGTCGCCTCGACCTCCTCCAAGCAAAGCACGCGACCCACCAACATCACCTCGTCGATCTTGCCGGCGAAGAAGTGGCCATCGCTGCCCTGGTGGCGGGTGCCGATCTGGATCGCGCCCGTGGTGCCGCCGCCGATGCCGCCATCGGCCGACGCGACCGTCCCCACCAGGATGTCACCGACGTAATAGCGCAGCTCCACCGAGGTCGGCGAGATCCATCTCCTGGTGGCGGTCAACATCGTGTAGCCCCTCGGCAGCGTGACCGTGGCGCCGGCCTGCACGTGGATGGTGCCGCCGACGTCCTGCCAGACCCACCGCAGGCTAGCCGTGTTGCTTGCGGCATCGACCACGGCGAGCTCGAGGGCGAAGCACAGCCGCTCGGCCGACGACGTACCGAGCCCGCGGGAGATGATGTTCCCGCCCTGTCCCGATGCCGCCTGCAGCGTGCCATCCCAGAACACGATCGCCTGGATCGTCATGTCGCGCGTGAGCAACGTCGCGCCGCTCTCGCGATCGCGCGCCCCCAGCCCGGTCGACAGCACGGGCTGGAAGTCGCGCGCCATCCCAACCGCGCCCGACACGACCGTGGGCATGGCCAGGGCGCCTCCGGTCAGGGCCGGATCGAGATCGTCGAGCACCCGGCCTTCGTCCTGGGGGAACGCGTCATCGTCGCTCTCGTCGAACCGCACCACCAGGATTGCGGCGGCGTCGTAGAGCCCCAGCGCGCCCGGCGGATCGAACGCGATCGTCTTGTCGCCGCCCGCCGCCATCACGCCCTCCTGACGATCACCGGGCCGGGCGTCACGTAGTGGATCTGGCCGTCATTGGGGAATGCGTCGTCGATGCTGTCGTAATCCGCCGCCGGAGACACGATGGTGGCGTTCCGCACCCCGGCCTTGTACATCGCGATCTTGTAGATCGTCGACACGAGGAGAGATCCGGACCAGGTCCCATATCTGCCGGCCGGGTTCGCCGCGCCGATCCCGTCAGCCAGGATATCGAGCCCGACGATGGACGGGCCGTTGGGGTTCGACGGCGCCGCCTGTCCCTCGGTGATGGCCACCAGGCCGCGGCCCGCATAGACGTTCTCGCCGTTCAAATGCGCGACGATAGCGTCGCGCACCGGCTTGACCAGCGGGCCGCCCGAGTAGATCAGGTCGCCTACTTGCGGCGCGTTCGTCGGGGCGGACTCCAGGATCACCTTGTCGGCGGCGCTGATGCTCTCGATCTTGATCTCGTGCCCATCCTGAGATCCCGGCGTGGACACGGCGTCCAGGATCAGACGGTGTCCGGCGCGCAGCGAGGTCGGAAGCGGGATCGAGAACTGCAGCTCTCGCGTCGTTCCGTTCCACGACGCCACCGTCGGTCCGTCGTCATCGATCCAGTCGAACTGATAGGCCGCCGAGCCGTTGGTCTGCAACCGGATCTCCACACGCTGCGGGTCCGGCACCGTGAGCAGCACCCGCAGGGAATCGCCGCTGAGCTGCAGCGGCACCTTGCTCGCGATGTACGCCTTGACGGTGGCGCGATCGTCGACCGTCAGCGCACGCGCCGACCCGGACGCGTTGTAGAACGCGGCGACGTCCACCGTGCCCCTGCCGGCGCGATCGCCGTACGCGTACGCCTTGGCGACTGACGCCAGGCTCTCGATCGCCCAGTTGACGAAGTCGCCCTGGCTGCCGCCCGACCTCGAGCCTGAGAACGTGTCGACGACGCGGCTGCGATAGCTGCCATATTGCTCGTCGTCGAAGCCGTCCTCGTCCAGGTCGAGCTGTAGGACCACGTTGGGCTGGATTCCTGGGATCGAAGACAAGAATCGCAGCGTCTCGCCGGCCTTGAGCCTGGTGGACGATCCGGTGCTCACCGCAGCGATATCCACGTCGACGAACCCGTCCGGGTCCCCCAGGATTCCAGGGATGGTGGCGGTCTCGCCGAGCTGGAAGATGAGCCCGCTGGCGTCGTGCACCAGCTGATTACCCGACGCGGCGCTGGACGCCGCCGAGCCGCGCACGCGGCCGGCATCGCTCTTGCGGGCTCCGGTCGCGCCCTTGCGTTCCACGCCGGTGGCAATCCCCCAGTCGTTGATGGGCTTGCCGTCGCCGGCGGTCAGCACATGGACGTCGCGCTGTGCGCTGTCCACGTGGAAGTGCAACTGCGTCACGGCGCCGGACAGGAATGTGGTTTTCTTGCCGTGGTAGCTCCGGCGGCTGCCGAAGTTTAGGCCGGGGAACAGTGACTTGGCCAGGGCGACCAGGCGGGCCCTGGTCGTGTCGAGGGACGGGATTACGAATGGCATGGGATCACCTCTGCTGTAGCAGCAGGTTAACAGGCGACCCCGACGCGAGGTCACGCCATGAGGTCGATACGACCTGCGTCCCGTTCTGGTCGACCAGCGGGGCGCCGTGCTCGTCGCGCACCGCGACGCGCGCATTTGCGAGCACGCCTTCGGTCGCCAGGTCGGCCATGACGCGCTCCGTCTCGGCCCGCAGGACCTCGGGCGTCAGCGGATCGCCGGACCGGATGAGCGACTTGATGGCGGTGCCATGGCTCGGGTCGAACGGGCTGGCAGCGAGCTCGACCTCAAGCGCGACGAGCACGATGCTCCGGCTATCGGCGGTCTCGGCCCATTCCCCGTTGTCGGTGCGGACGTAGTCCAGTGTGATCGGGTCGATCATCTGATCGTACTGGCCGCTCGCGCCCTGCGCGATGGTCGGGTTGAGATTGCCCAGCGCGCTGCCGCCGGTGCTTGGCAGGAAGCTGAAGCCAGACCCGAACGGCGACGGGAACGGGAACGGTAGACCGGTGCTCATGCTGCCCCCAGGGGATAGAACTTGACGGTGCCGGCGTTGCCGGCGGCACCGGCGTTGCCGGTGCCCTGCGCGACACCGCCGGTGCCGCCGGGGCTCTGGGTGGTCAGGTTGCCCGGCTGGGCGGCGCCGCCGTAGCCAACGAACAGGATCCCACCGCCGCCACCACCGCCGCCGGCCGCGTTCGATCCGATGGCGCCGACGCCCGCGCCGCCCGCGCCGCCGCGCGCCTCAATCACCAGGGTGCCGCCCGAGCCCAGCGTCCGAATGCCGACGACGCCGACGCCCGCGCCGCCGCCGCCGCCGCCGCCGGCGGCGATCCCCACGGTGCCGGCGCCGCTGCCGCCGCTGCCGCCGCCGCTGACGATGCCGGGGTTGGACATGCCGATCTTGGAGAACAGCGCCTGCGTCCAGGTGAGGATGTCGCCGAGCGAGGCGGCGTAGGTGTTGGCCACGCCGCCGCCGGAACTACCCGCGGCCGTGGGACTCGAACCGCCGCCACCGCCCGCGCCGCCCTTTACGGAGTTTGACCAATTGCTGGCCTGGTTGCCGGCCTGACCAGCGTTCTGGATCCCGCTTGGCCCGGCGGCGGAGGTGCAGCCCTGCGGATTGGTGCCCAGCGCGGCGCCGCCGGTCGACGTCGCTCCGGGGTTGCCATTGTACTTGATGGTCGCCGTCCCCGACGCCGGAGGCGTGACGGTGCCGGAGAAGAACAGCCGGAATCCGGTATGAACGCCGGCCTGCGTCTGATCGAGCTCGACGCCAGCGCTGAAGGTGGCGTTGCGGAACGCGCACTCGCGCTGCGCGGTATAGACGCTGCCGGCGCGCGTGTATCCGGTCACGGCGGTGGCGCCATCGAAGACGGCGTCTCCGTCGCTGCCGTCGCCAAATCCGCCGACGCTCTGCTGCAGCATCGCGAGAACCTGCGACGTGGTCAGGTCGATCGGCGCACCGGTGCTGCCGGTGTTGTTGCCCTTGAGCGTGTTCGCCGCCATGGTGGCCAACTTCGCATTCGTGACGGTGGCGCCGGTCAGGTCTGCGCCGCTGCCCGTCGTGGCGATCGTTGCCAGGCCGAGCATCGTTCTGGCCGTCGCAACCGACACATCGCTCGGCGCCGCGCTCCCACCGGTGCTGTTCGCCTTGAACGTCGTGGCCGCCATCTCGGCGAGCTTGCTGTTGCTCACCGCGCCGGCATCGACCGTGAACACCGTGCCGCCGCTGCTGACCACGATGTCGCCCTTGTCGCCGTCGGTCAGGCCCGCGCTCCCCGCGGCCAGGGCGGTGACGCGGCCGCGGGCATCCACAACAACGGTGGCTAGGGCATAGGTGCCCGGCGCCAATCCCGCCGCCACCCATTCGCGCAGATCGAGCGCGGCTTGGCGCAGGATGTTGTAGTCGGCGGAGCGCACGTATTGATCGGGCGCCGTGTCCGCGGTGCTGGCGGGGGTCCCGTCCCAATTGGTTTTGGGCCCCGGGATGTCGGTCTCGTCATCTACGAAGTGGGTCACGCGCCGGTGGTATCCGATCGCCCGATGCCCGTCTACTCGACCTTTGCGACCGTCGTAAGATAGCCACTCGACCCGCTCTGAAACGCTGCCACGGCCACATCGAACTGGGCGACGGCCGCAACGAGCGCCGGGGTCGCCGCGTTCGACGGATCGGCAACCGGCTTGATCGCGACCGCATACGTGCCGATGGCGTCGGCGAGGAACTTCAACGAGTCGATCAGCTGATCCTCGGAGCCCCGGTAGGTCTGACCGCGCAGCGTGCTCTCGACTGGACCGGCCGCGCGGATCTCGACCGTCGTGTTCTTTCGTACTCGCACGGTCGCCGTGCGGTTGAAGATCGCGGTCTCGTCATCGTCCATGTCGTTGGCCATAGCGCGGCGGCCATCCTCATCGCGCGTTCCGACGATGACGGGATTCTGGGCGCCGCCAATGAAAGCCACGATCGCCTCGGAGTTGGCGCCGGCCTTGGGCCGCGAATGGAACCCGATGTTGCCGAACACCTCTGCGGTGAAGCTCTCCGGGGTCCGCGAGTCGAGCAGGAGGTGCCCGAGCAACTGCCAGAACGCCCCCGAGGTCAGCTTGACGGCCATCCGGCGGATCATGCCGGCGACCGCGCGCGCCTCGGTCCCGCTCTGCCGGCGAACCTCCTCGGTCGTATCGCTCGTCTTGCTCATAGCACCACCTCGGTCCCGGTCGGAACCATGTTGAGGGTCGTGACGTCTCCTGTCTCTCTGTCGAACGAGTAGGAGCACGTTGAGATCCAGTAGGTATCATCGATCCCGATGTCGTCGTAGATGACGCGGGCCACCGTATCCGTCGCGTACACCGTGGGAGCCCCGCCGGAGAGCGCCTGGCCGAACCCGCTCATCTCGACGGTGACCACGTGGCGATGGTAGTCGCGCCGCGCCTGCTCCTGCGCGGCAACACGGGCCGCGTCGTTGAAGCTGTCGAAGCTTCTCTCGGGCATGAACAACCGCTTGGGATGGTTGAAGTCGCGTCCCGTCCCGTCAATGCGGTTGAACGGGTTATCGAACGCCACACCTCGGTTGTCGGTGACGTTGGTCCCGAAGTTGGTGTCGCTCTGGCCGCCGACTCCAGCAACCATGATCATCGAGTACCGCTCGCCGTCATCCTCGGTGACGTGCAGATCGTGCGCGTTGGTCCGGATCGGGTTGTCCGGTCCTGTCGCGGCGAACAGGTACTGAGGATCCTGCGCCTGGTTGGGCTTGCCGACGAACAGCTCGCGCCCGTCGGCGGAGCTGAACACCACGAGCCCGGCGCGCGACGCGATCTCGTGAATCACCTGCCAGCGCGATTCTCCCGGGTGAACCTTGCCCTGTCGCGGCACTCGCACGTTGATCGTCACCACCGGTTCCGTGGTACCGGCCACCCGCTTACCCTTGCCGCGGCGGAGGATGCGGTTGCGCGAGTTGTCGATGGTGACGGCGCCGAACCATGGCGACGCCAGCCGCTTGATGGCCTCCACCACCGACATCCCGGTGTAGTTGATCGCGGGCGCGGACTCGTCGATCAGACGGCCGACCCGGTCGCGTCCCTGGATCTCCAGGGTGCCAGCCTTTGCTCGGACGAACCGACGATCGACGAAGCCGTCGATCAGGGTGACGCCATCCGCCTGCACGGTGACGCGAGCGTCTCTGCGCAAGGCGTTGAAGGCGCGCTGCGTGACCGGGATCCGCAGCACGAACGTGTCGGCGGCGTGGATGCACGAGCTGAAGATGTTGCCCGACAGCCATCCGCCAACCTCCTGGCCCTCGACGATCACTGTCACACGCGAAGCCCCGATGGTCATAGCTGAGCCGGCCTGGACGGCATAATGTAGCTGCCGACGTCCAGCCACCCCGGGGTGGCGATGTCGTTGAGCTGCATGATCTGGCGCGCGCGCTCCTGCGCCAGATCTCCGCCGTAGATGCGCGCCGCGAGGGGCAGCAGCGCCGTCTGATTGACGACGCGCATCGTGAACACCGAAGGCGTGTTCGCGAGCACGGCCTCGGCCGCGGCGCGCACGGTGTCGCCCAACGTGATCGCCGCGATGAACGCCGGGTACATCCTGACATCGAGCTCGAACCCGCCGACGTCGATCATGGTCGCGATGCTATCCGAGATCCGCGCGGTGTCGATGAGGACCTGGCGAGACGGGACATCGTCCGTCTGATTCCAGCCAGACACCGTCGCGCGAGCGTCGGCCGTGAGGGCGGCGCTCGCGTAGGCAAACGCGAAGGCGTCGGCACTGGCGAACCCGACGGCGTTTGCTACGGCCGTCGCCTGAGCCACGGCTCGAGCGGAAGCGTAGGCATTGGCGAACGCCGTGGCGGAGGCCGACGCAGCCGCGGTGGCGGATGCCGTCGCCGATGCGCTCGCGCTGGCTGAGGCGCTCGCTGAGGCGCTGAGGGTCACGTCGGCGGAGATGTTGGCGCTCACCCCGATGTTGATGTTGGCGCTGAGCGACGCCGAGATACCCAGACTGACGGGCTTCAGGAAATCGAGCGAGTTCGCTGCCGAGGCGGGCAGGCCGATACCGTCGGAGCGGAGCTGCTTGTCGAGCGTGTCGGCGGCCTGAAGCACGGCGGTCTCTCCGGCGATGCCGCCGACCCCGGGCGAAAGGGGGGAGACCGGCTGTGACTCGATGTCCGGGATGAACTCGCAGGTCGCGGTTGCCACAGAATGCTCGTCGATCCGCGGGTCGAAATCGCCCACGACCGCCCAGAAGTCGCCGAGGAGCGGATGAGACAGGAGTCGACGCTCTCCGAGATCCACGGCCTGCTGCATGCGAATGATCTTCTCCGCCGGCGTCTCGTCCTCTCCTGGGAAGATGTCGAACAACAGGGTCATCCGCGTGCGCCGCGTGCGCCGCCCGTGGTCCTGGACGGGATGCACGTCGCCGGAGGCCAGGTCGTGCACGACCTGGGTTCGGCCGCCCTCCCACGTGCAATCGGATGCGTACAACTGGATGTCCCCCCAGGACGTTGCGAACAGGACGCCGAGCCCGCCGTCGGCATTTTGGCGAGGCGTCGACGCAAGACCAACGCGTGAATCGAGAACGCCTGGCATCTACTTGCTCCTTGCGGGATCAACGCGAGCGGTTTTCCCGGGAGTGAATCCAACCTGAACCAATGCATCGCGGAACGACTGGGTCATCTGCTTTTGCATCACCGGATCCATACCGGCAACCGATCGCCCACCATAGGACTCGAAGCCCTCGAACCCCGATTTGCTCGATGAGGTCCGGCCGCTCGACTCAACCATTTTATCCACTATCTCCTGTCTCGCCTCGCGGAGCACGCGCTGGATTACGTCCTGCGGTATCTTCATGTTATCGAGGTACCGGCCGCCGGCCCATTTCGCGCCCGCGGAACCCGGCGCATCGGATGACGAGTACACCGCCAACACGGCGCGCTTCGTCGCCGCATTGCTCGCCTTGCCTTCGGGTCCAATGACGGACTGGATATCGTTTGCCGTTTTTTCATACGCCGTGAAGTCCTCGCCGAGCATGGTCAGCGCCTCGGCCACGGTCTTCCCTTGCGCCATCTTCTGCGAGACGTAAACTCCGCGATCCTCTCCCGCAATCTCGAACGCGTCCCGATACGGGTTGTTGTTCACGTTGTGCTGAAACACGCCTCGGATCGCCTGGCCGGTTCCGTACAGTGCCCCCAGGGCGTCACCCAGCTTGCCGACCCCCTCGACGAGCGGACCGATCTTGTCGGTGATACCTTCAAACGCGGCGACGAATTTCTCGATGCGCTCCGGTGTGAACGCCTCGGCGATCGCGTTCTTCATTTTCTCCATCGCGATCGCCATGCGGCCGGCCGCGCTCTCCGTATACGTCGCCAGGTCCTTGACGACCACGCCGTTAGCGCGGCCGGCCGCCTCCAGCGAGGCCAATCGAGTGGGGGCCTCGGCGATGAGCTCGAACGTCCGCCACGCCTCGCTGCGACCGAACGACTTGATCAACGCCTCGATGTCCTTGTTGAGCGGCGATTTCTTGATCTGATCCATGATGTCGCTGAGCTCTCGGAGCTCCTTCTTCGATCCCTTCTTGAACACGTGGATTCCGTGGGCCTCGAATCGCGAGGCGTGCCGCTGTAGTCCGGCCATCAACCGGATCATTCCGGTCGCGGCCTGCGATGCCGAATCGAAACCGTCGCGCGTCACCTGGTACATCGCGCCCAGCTGAGTGGCACCCTCGCGCCCCGTGACGCCGAAGCGCGCAAAGATGGGCATCATCCCAGAGAACTCGGCGGCCATTTGCTTCGCCTCGATGGCGCCCTCCTTCGCCTGGTTGATCAGGCCCCCCATCGTATCCTCCATCTGATCGTCGGCGATCTTCATCGAGCGAGTCAGCTGGTACATCATCCCGGCCAGGTCGGCGCCGGTCGCCTCCGATGCCTGTCCTGTCCGGGCGAGGATCTTCATCTTCTCGATGCTGGTGTTTTGCGCACCGGCCAGGTCGACGTACGCGCGGGCGCTGTCCAGGACCACGCTGGCATCGATTCCCGTCGCGGCTGCGGTCTCACGGGCGGCTCGCGCGATCTCGTTGAGCTGAGCAGGGGTTTGCTTCGCCGCGATCCCGAAGCGCACGAGCTTGTCGTTGAAGTCGAAAACCTTCTTCCCCTGATCGACAAGCATGTCGATGCCACGCACCGCGTAGCTGCCGACCACGGCGCCGGCGGCGACCGCCATCCAGTTGCGCTTCTTGTTCTCCTGGGGGGCCATCCCGATCCCGGAGAGCGCGTTCTTCGCGTTCTTCGCGAAGTTGGCGAGGAAGCCCGCGGCGCGCTGCAACCCAGAGGGGAGCTGCGACGGGTTGGCGACGATCCTTACCTCGGCGACGTTGTTGCTCATGGCGTCAGTCCTTCCTGAACGCCGTGTTGACGATCCGTCTCGTCGTGGCGCCCGGCGACTGCGCCGGCGTTGAGGCTACTGCGGATTCTCCGGGAGATCCAAGGATTCCAGATCCGATTCCCCAGGCGAGGACTTCGGTGTCGGTGAGCTCAGCTGAAGGGCGTCCGTAGAAAGCAGCCAGAGGGACAGCCTCTGAACACCGGCAGCCATGAATGACATCCCGTCTTTTTTTTTGAACGCCTCGACGAGCTCCTTGGCGTCATCATCGGACAGGAGATCAGAGACGGGATCCAGGCGCTGGCGGATGTCCTGGTAGATGTTGCCGGCCGCGATCAGGAGATCGTCGTCGACGCCCATCCATTCCTCGGTCGTGCCGAACTGCTTGGCGTGGTCGTCCGGATCGCGCACGGCGATCGCGAGCTGGCGCGCCCAGCGCTCCAGGTTGATGCTGTTCGTCCACATCGGCGTGAACGGGATACCGAGCCTGGCCATCTCCGCGATGACCGCCGACTCGACCTGAGCCGATTCAGCGTGTCCCACCAGGCGGACGAAGGCGCGGCCGATCCCGGGGAGCTCGACGTACTCCCCGCGGGCGCCAGCGCTGCGCCAGCGCGCGAGCGGGGTGTCCTGCCCTGCCGCAGCGACCGCGCCCGCTGGGATGCCGCCCGGAGCATGGGCAACGCCTCCGACCGCGCCCGCTGGGATGCCGCCGGCGGCGACCCTGCCGCGATGCTGCGCGAGCTTGCTCACGAGCGCGTGACCCCGAGGCAGGCCATCGAGATCGTGTCCTCCCAGTTGCCCTCGGCGTCCATCTTCGAGTCGATCTTCGAGATGCGGCAGGCGAACGACTCACGAAACCCGCCCTGTTCATTGACGACCGTCAGCGTAAACGTGGCGTACGAGTTGTTGACGATGAACCAGTCTACCTCGGGCGTGCGGCCGACCTGGCGATACGAGGTCGCGTCGATCTCGAAGCCGCCCTGCTTGCGCCGGAACCCCGCGCCACGCTCGACGCCGATCGCGAGCACGACCTCGGTGCTCCGGCCGTCCTTGATGTCGAGGGACTTGATCTTGAGCAACTTGAGCAGGGCCGCGCCGGCGCCGCTCACGTTGATGAAGAGTTCTCCTTGTGATGCAACGTCGCTCATGATCAGCCTCCGATCTGTATGTTGTGGACCCAGGCGATCTGACCGAGCGGGACCACGGCATGGTAGGGCAGCTGGACGTTGTTACGCCCGATGGTGACGGCGTCGTGCTCCAGCTGCATCGCCTGCACGTCGCTCTCCACGTGGCGCTTGCTGATGACGCCGGCATCGGCCTCGGCACGAAGGATGGACGCACCGAGATCCAGGATGAGCTGATCCGTCGTCTCGTCCTGGGGGACGCCGTCTTGGTTGGTGTCCGGTCCGAGCGCCAGAGCGGTGGCGATGTCGAGCTGGATCGCCAGGGAAACGCCGGTGCGCGATACGGCGATGTCCCGGTTGCGGTCATCGGGGACGCCGCTGGTGGTCGTCTTACTCGTCACCAGGCGCTCGATCTTGACCGCGTTCTGCGTCACGGCGCCCGAGCTGTCGATGATGCCGTTGAGGACGGTCAGGCCGGCAGCGATTCCGGTCTCGACCTCGGGGCCGGTGTACCAGGTCCCCTGGGTCGGAGGTGACAGCGGGATCTTGGCGCCGTTGTAGCCCGCGTTGGGGCGCTCGCTCGAGAACACCCGCATGGCCACAGCGGTGGCGATCTCGCCCGCGGTGCTCAAGCAGCCCTCCATGTTGGCGATGATCGTCGATTGATGGTTGGCGGCTGCGGCGAGCGCGGTCGCGGTTCCCAGCGTGCCCATCTCGCCGATGAAGTAGTACCCCCACGTCTTGCTGCTGACGCTCCAGCGGACCGCCAGGTCCAGGAGAATCTCGGCGATGTCGGCCGCGGCATGGTTCGAGAGCACGATGCCCTCGTAGCGCTGCGGCGACAGCGCGTCGAGCGCCGGCTGATGATCGGCCACGCCGGCGCCGACCACCGTGTTTGCGATCGCGACGGACACGCCGGCGACCTGCTGCAGCACGGTGACGGCAATATCCTTGCCGTTGACGCCCTTGTGCGGGTGCGTCAGCGTGACCACGTTGGTCGCCACCGTCGGGACGACGGGGAGATTATCCTGTCGCTTCTTGAGCTCGTTGCTGATCGCGGTGGCCACGGTGTTCTGAACGTCGCCGCTGCGCACACCGACGTTGAACACGCGACCGGCGACGGAGATGACGACGTTGCCATCCGTGGTCGCGGTTCCGGTCACCGTTGCCGTCTTGACGTTGGCGGTCCCGCCGCTCGGCTCGACGACGGCGACGGCGCGAACGCGAGGGCCGCGGCCGAATAGCTGCGAACACTCGTACGCCTTGCGGCAGTCGATCGCGAGCTCGCTGCCCACGCCGAACAGCGCATCGGTCGTGGTCGCGTCGGACGCCTCGTAGATCACGCCGGGCGTCGCCGTCCCGGCGGAGCTCATCGTTCCGATGATCGCGATGGTGAGCGGGACCGAGACGATCGCGTTGGAGGCGCGCAGGTAGTTGAACTGGTGAAACGTCGACGGACGGTTGATGTTGCTCGGGACGTTCGTCGTGATCACTTGCCACCTCCCAACCGCGAAGCCCGCGCCGCGAGCGCCGCCTCGAGATCATCGGGGGCGGCGGCCGCCGATGGGCCCGACACCGCCCCCGCGTCGAGGTCGCACGGGATCAGATCACCGCGCGCGATCGCGCGCCGGATGGTCTGGCTGAAGCGCACGCGCTTGACGACCCCGGCGACGGCCTTCGTCGGGTGGCCGCCGGGGTCGGTCCCGTCGTTGGGGTGGATCGGCGTCAGGCGACCGGGCGGCGCCGTGACGGTGATGTGGGTCGGGATGGCCATTGTCGGATGCTCCTACAGTTGGGTGTCAACGTCTACTGTCCGAGGGTCGACGGGGGCGTCGGGCGGAACGGTCTCGTTCTGGGCCGGGGTGTTGCGCCAGTAGACCTCGGTCAGCGGATCCGGCGGCGTCCTCCACTCCCTGCCCTTGCCGAAGATGGGGGCCGGCGTGAACAGCTTGACTCTGTACTCCTGAACCCAGATCGTCATCGGCTCGGCGGTCGCCAGCTCGCGCTCGCGCACGATCCGGATCTGCTTGACCGTCGTCTTGGTGGCCTGCGGATACCTCCCATACATGAGCTCGAGGGCGTGCTCCATCATGATGTGGAGTCCCGGATCGGCGTGGTCGTTGGCGCGCGCGACGTTGTCGGGTGCGTGACGTCCGGTGTAGCGATCGCGCTGGTGGCCGGATGCGAAGTACAGGATGAGCTCGACGGTCGAGAGCGCCTCCTGGGCGCCAACACCCGTGACATCGAACTCGCGCGTGCCGGTGGCCACGGCGATGCCCGGCGTGGCCTTCAGCGTATCGATCAGGTGGCCGATCCCGAGGTCCTCGTCGGTGTAGGTCCGCACCACCCCGCCGAAGCTCGTCAGCGATCTGAGGTACCCGTTGGGGTACTTCATCGGCGCGAGGATCTGCAGCGCGGCATCGATCAGGATGGTGCGCTGCGGGCGCGGCTCCTCGGTGTCGAAGATGTGCGACATCCTAGAACCCCTGCCAGCGCTTGATCATCGCGCGCTCGAAGATCTCCCGGGCGCGGTCTGCCAGCCATTTCGATATCCAGAAGAACTGGCGCTGCGGGAGAATCGATCCATGCCCGACCACCGTGGGCCCATCCTGATGCGCCATCGACCATGGCACGCGGGACCTGATCAGCAGGAAGTCGCCGGTGATCTTCGTGAGCCGAGCCATCGGCAGGCGCCCGAGGATCTGGCGGTTGCGGCGCTTGCCGCTGCGGGCGTAGCGTTTCAGCGTGGTTGACGCCAGGAACGGCCAGGCGCCCTTCGGGCCGCGCATCCGGTTGCGGTGGTCCCGCTGGTCGCGCAGCGCGGGCGGCTTGATCTCGTAGAAGGCATCGCGAAAGTCGCGACGCCCCATCAGGCGCAGCTTGTTCGCGATGCCCTTGAATTCGACGATGCCCTCGATCGCTACAAGCGCCATCTAGATGAACCCCTTCAGCCTGCAGCGCGAGATCTCGAGCGAGCTGTCGCGCGGCGCCGCCTTGTCGTTGACGATGCTCGCCTTCACCGGCGTGGGCTCGATGCCGAGCGAGATGGTGCCGCGAGAGACGCCCTGCAGCCACTCGCGATCGATTTCTTCCGCCTTCTGATCGTCGTACATCGGCTGACCGCGGTAGCGGTTTCTCCGCAGGATGCGAGCGGCCATGCTCGCCGACAGCTCCGATACCACATCGGGCACCGGGCTGAGCGGGACCGCGTAGCGGTGCCCGACGTAGGAGTCGATCACGCCGTCCGCGCGCTTGATCGCGTCGGCCACGACCAGGGCCACGCCGGCGCCGTTGTCAACCTCCGCCGTATCTTCGAGATCGGCGAGCTGCACGAGGTTGACGGAGCCGCCGACCGCGGTCTGGACCTGGCTTTGCGTCGAGTAGGCCATCGGCTACTTCTTGGCGGGCGGCGGCCCGAAGTCCTCGGCCGCCTCGCCGGCGGGCTTGGCGCCGGCGGCTTGGCCCGCCGGGATTCGCGACGGCCGGCCGTCGCCCTTGTCCGGCGCGTTCATGCGCGCATCGCGCAGGCGCTTTAGCTCCTCGCGGGTGGTCTTGAGCTCCTCCTCGACGGCGCGGGTTTGCGCGCGCAGCGCCTCGACATCACGATCGTCGAGATCCTGGGCGCGGTGGTGGACATGGAGCGCGGCGTCCTCGAGCAGGCGCTCCGCACCCTCGATGCCGACGACGTACACGCCGGAGCGCTGCATCTCCGCGATCTCGGCGTCCGGCAGATCCCTGATCTGAACGGCGACGCGGGGGTTGTCCTTTTCGAACTTCAGCCCCGAACGCGTTCGGCGCGGTACCGTCCGGTCGAGCGACACGTAGAACGTATCGCCGTCCTTGGGGACCGGATGCCCGGCGCGCCGGTTGTCGCGATGCAGCCGAGCGCGTTCGCGGCGGGCGTTCTCCGCGCTGATCTTGGCGTGGCGCGCCTCCTCGATCTCGAAAGGCGTGGGCGGGAGGTCGTCGAACATCTTCGGATCCATGGTCATCTCCTGGGTTGGTGGTGGATGGGCGCATCGCCGGGCGTCCGGCCCGGCCCGCTCGCGGCGGGCGTGGAGCGCGTGCGCTAGGCGCCGGGTCCGCCGACGATCTCCTGGGGGAGGCCGTAGGCGGCGCCGTCCTCGGACTCGATGCCGTAGAGGTACTTTCCCGTGCGGAAGGTGAACTCGTCGTCCCCCTTGTCGACGGCCAGGAACTCCACGTCCCGCTTGATCTGCAGCATGATCGCCGAGGACCCCTCGGGAATCAGGAACCACTCGAGCCCGGTCAGGGTGACCGTGGTTCCGAACATGCTGTAGGTCGCGCCGGCGGTGATCCACTCGGAGCAGTACGGGATCGCCGTGCCCTTGTCGAGGTTGGTCTGGGTCTGGCCGACGATGTTTTCCTGCTGCAGCACGGTCCGAACCGCGTTGCGGTTCGAGGGGCCGTGCACCAGGTAGAGCTGTCGACCGCGCGCCGGCGCGAGCGGCAGGCCGTTCTCGTCCTTCATCGACAGGAACAGGTTCCACGCCGATTGGTACGTCGTCGCAGAAAACGCGCCGGTGACCTTGTTCGAGTAGGTCGCGCCGGTCCCATTGCCCAGGAACGTGTGATCGGTGTCGATCAGGTTCTGGCCGTCGTACGTGGTGCCGAGCGCGGTGCCCTGCAGGCCGGCGATCAGCATGCAGATGTACATCTCGTCGAGGTGCCACTGGTAGCTGTCGCCCAGGCTGTTGATCTTGCCCTTGTACAGCCCGAACTCGTCGTTCAGGATGTCGCCCTTCGGGACCATGATCGAAGCCTCGTGGGGGCGGGTGGCGATGGTCAGCGCTTCCCCGCGCAGCATCGACACCACCTTGTCGCCTTCCCACACGCGCATCTTCGGCAGGCTGTCGAGCCACATCTCCCTGTTAAGGAGCTTGTTGGTCCGCAGCATCATCGCGAACCGCTGATGCAGGCCATCGGCGCGCTGCAGGCGGTTGTTGAGCATCGTACCGAAGCCGATGTAGGCGGCCTCGATCTTCGCCGCGTCGGGCGAGGAGCCGCCCTGCCGGACGCCGGACAGGCGCGACATATAGCGCGCGATCTCCTTGGAGCCGCGCGCGCGGATGAGGCTGCGATCGACGGACTCGTCGTGGAGCCCGTGGAGCGAGCCACGGTTGTACGGACGGGAGATCTGTGAACGGAGGATCATGTCATTGTCTCCTTAGGCCGCCGCGATCTTGGCCTGGGTCATGTCGACCCAGACCCCATCGGCATCGACCTCGGTGATGTACCCGCCGATGATGTCGTTGGTGGTGGTGGCCGCCTTGCTAACGGTCTGGTTGTCCAGCACCGTGCACGGCTGGCCGACGTCGGCGGCCGTGATCGTGCCGTCGTTGCCGAGGTTGAAAATGCCGCGCTCCACGACGATCCGGCGATCGCCGGCGGCGTAGTCGGCGGCCTGGCAGGCAAGCCCCATGACCACGTGCGTCGCCGTGTCCGCCCCGCGGACGGCGCCCGCGGACGGCGTCGCGACCGACACGATCGTGCCGATCGGAATCGCCGCGGCTCCGGTAGCCGTGGTCGCCAGATCGAGGACGATCTGCCGGATCGGGCCGCGCTTCTTGGTGTTGCGGTCGAGCGAGGTGGCCGCCATCAGCGACCTCCATCGAGCGCCAGGTGGCCGCTCGCGTAGCGCTCCATGTCCTCGACTTTGATGCCGAGCTGTTCGGCAACATCGTTGAGGTATGGGTTGTCCTGCGGGGCGAACGATCCGACGGGGACGCGGGCCGGTTCGCCGACGCCGAGCGACGCCGCGCGGCCGCCGAGCCGGATGGTCGGCTCCATCTCGGCGAGCTCGGCCTCGAGCTCGGCGATCCCGCCGTCGCGCGCGATCCGTCGGAGGCGGGTCTCGCGGAGCGAGGGGGCCGGGTTGCCGTTCTCGTCGCGGCCCCGGCGCAGCCGGCCGTCATCGTAGGCGCGCTCGATGAGCGCGTTGACGCGCTGATCGAGCACCGCGCCGGTAGCCGCCCGAAGCGCGGTCTGCGCCTGGACCAGCTCCGCTCGGACGCCGTCGGCCGCGACCGCGCGCTGGCGGAGGCTCTCGACCGCCGCCAGAGCACGATCCTCGTCGCCGTCTTCCAGTGCCGCCAGCCCTAGGGCGGCGGCGAGTCGTGCGAATTTCATCGTCTGATTCTCCTTGGGTCTCGTTCTCGTTCTGGGTGGTAGTTGCAGTTCGGCGGCGAGAGCCGCCCTGACATCGTTGATGCTCGTTCCCTTGACGGCCGGGATGGACACCCCGCTCGTCTCCTTGCCCTCCCACGCAGAGAACTCGTATTCGGCGATCTTGGACTTTCCGTCAACCATCACCTTGTCGCCGGGCCAGCATTCGCAGCTGTCGCGGCTCAGTACATCGCACCCGTGCGCGGTGCAGAGCACCGGGCCGAGCGGGCGCCAGCCGATGGAGAACCGGTCGAGCGTCCCGTCGAGCACAGAGATCGCGGCCTCGGGCTTGACCACTTCGATGGTCTGCTCGAACGCCACGCGCGTCTTGGTCTCATCGACCAGCTGCGACCGCAGGATGGTGCCCTTGCGGTAGGTGTGATTGTAGGTGTTGTGGTCCATCAAGAACGGCTGGCTCGCGAACGTCCGCGCCTGTGGATCGAGATCGCCGCCGAGCCGCAGGAAGTTGGCGTTCGACACGCCGGGCTGCTGCTTGAACGTCCGCGCCGTGATGGTCAGCTGGGCGTGCTTGCCGCCGCGAATTTGGTCGATGAGCTCGTAGCGCTTCGCCTTGGCATCCAGGTCTCCGGGCTCCGAGCGCAACGACGTCAGGCCCTTGATGCCGTCGATTCCGATGTCGCCCAGGATGCCGCCGACGACGAAGTCGGAGCGGAGCGCCGTGATGATCTTGTTCTCGCCATCTCTCATTTTCGCTTGTCCTCTCTGGCGTGTCCGGGATCGGGCGGGTCGGTCGGGGAGAATTTCACCTCGTCGTCCGGACCGCTCGGCTCGCGAAGATTGAACTCCTCGTAAATCTGCGCCTTGGACAGCGGGACCGCCTGACCGAGGATCTCGAGGGTCTGGGCGCGCTGCAGCTCGTCGCGCGCGATCTTCATCTTGATGCGCGGTGGCGCCGCGCGGTCGAAGCCGTTCCACGCGACGAACGTCTGGCCGATGCTCTCGGAGAACGACGCTTCGAACCGCGTGGCATCGCGGCGCTTCATCTTGAACGCGCGCGACTCGTGCACCGTGGCGGCGTTGTAGCTGCCGGCTCCCGTCGAGCTCACGTCGGTGTTGAGCGTGCCGCCCGTGATGAGCATGGTCAGCTGCGCCGCGCAGATCTTCATGATCTGCGGGTAGACCGTCGAGGAATCCCCGCCGCGCGCGGTCTCCTTGATCACCATCTCGGTGAGGTTGGACAGGACTGCGTATCCGTCCTGTCCGATGGCCTTGACCGCATCCTCGAGAGCAGCGCGGGACGCGCCGCCGGAGCCCTCCTCGTAGTAGCCGATCGCCATCGGCATGCCGAACATGTCGGCGAAGATCTGAAACTGCTTGAACCCGGTCAGCGCGAACAGGATCCACCAGGCGCACGAGCGCATGAGCCCGGCCGCGAACGGGTTTCGATGGTAGTAGAACGTGCAGCTCCAGAGCCCGGCCGTGAGCTCGATGAGATCGAATGTCGACTTGTCGCCGTCGATGAGCCACAGCTCATGCGCGCGCGTCGCGGACGGGGCCGCGAACCGGCGTTGCGCGACCAGCTCGAAATCCGTCGGGATGATGAGTTTGTCGACGGAGTCCCACACCAGGTTGGTGCAGGCGTAGCCAAACGGAACCGCGGTGAGCTGGTGCTCGATGTGCTTGCGAAAACAGCCGTTGCCCTGCAACACCTCGTTAAGGGCGTCGGCGGCGATTCGGCTCGGCTTGTCGTCGCGCCCGAGCGGCGGCAGCACGGCGAAGTCGCAGCCCGCCACATCCTCATTCCGCTCCGCGAACATGCCGCGCGCCTCCGGGTAGCGCTCGAGCAGGTCGTCGAACATGTCCATCATCCGCGTCGGGGCGCCGTCCTCGGCGAGACGGTAGTAGGACAGCAGCGCCTCGACGGTCAGGCCGATCGCCGGGTGCGCGTTGAAGGTCTGCATCCCGCGAGGGTTATCGGCGGCCACCTGGCGGCGCAGCCTCGACGGGCCGAGCTCGCGCCCGTACTCGTCGAGGAGGGCCGGGACGCGCAGCTTGGGCCGCGACGTGAGCCTACTCAAAGGCCCCTCACCCGGCCACCACGCGGCCGGGCGTGCGCCGGCCGGAACGTTCCTGGCGCCTGAAGGGGCGCCAGTCCGTTTGGTTTGGTGGTCACGGGTGGGGTGGTGCCAGATCTGTAGATTCTTGGGAAGAGGCGAACGATCGGATAGCTTGCCGCGTCGCCCAGGTGGGCCGCTTCGTGCGTCCGGCTTGGCTTGCCGTGCACGGTCGGCCATTCCCGGATCGCCTTGCAGGTTCTCGGACAGCGGTCGGGATCCAGGAACAACCGGCGCTTGAGGTCGGCGTTTTCGATGAGCGACGTGAACGAGCGCGCGCGATCGATCACGTCAGGGTTCTTGCGCTGGAAGCGGCGAGACGGCGGAACGATGTGCGGGTAGCCGGACGAGCGAATGATGTCGAACGAGCCCTTGCCCTGCCAGGTCGGCGGTGGGCTATCCACTGAGCGGCGCCGTGTGTGCTGGTACTGTCCGGTCGCGTCCCCGACGAGCAGCGTCGTAGCGGGGTCGTATTCCTTGCGGAACAGCTCGACGCACAGCGCTTCCTCGTCACCGCCATCCAGTACGACCTCGTCGACACCCCACACGACCACGGTTTCGTCATCGATCGCGCCAGTCCGGGGGGCGAAGACGCGATAGACGGGACCGCCGATGTGAGGATGAACCTGGAAATCCAGGCCGACGATGTTGATCAGGCCATCGCCTTCCTCGTGCATCTCGAGGAAGATGGACGTCACGTCCTCCCAGTTCGGATCATCCGGTCGCGGCATCGGCCGCTCGTTGCCGACGGGCGTCCGATCCCAGTTGTAGGCCACGTTCGTGGCGTCGCCGAGGAACTCGCCCAGGACCTCGATTCGGAATGTTCTCCGGTCAACCTCGGCGTGGAGCGCGAACAGCGAGTGCCGGTTGATGTGCGGGTTGTCGAGCGGATTGAAGTGGAAATAGACCGACTGACGCTTGCCGCGCTGCGCCTCCGCCGCGAAGTCAGCGACCCATTGCTGATCCTTTGCCTGGACAGGAGGATTGGCGCATACCAGAACCAGACCGGAATGGTCGGATATGGCACCGCGCGCCACCACGTAGACTCGGTGGGCTTGCTTCTGCCCTTCGTTGAGCAGGACGAAGTTGGCCTCGCCCTTCTTGATCGCGTCCGGATCGGCGCCGACGTAGGCGCTCTTGAGCATGATCGCCGACCCGTTGACGAGCTCCCATCCGTCGGCCTGGGTCTCCCGGGAGACCCAGCGCGGATCCAACAGGACCGACATGTAGCGCCGGACCTCGTCGTGATCCTCGTCGGTCGGGTTCACGATCCAAACGATCGACCCCGGAAACTGGATCGCGTAGATCGCGCAAAACACGTTCGCGAGCCAGGTCTTGCCCGCGCGGCGCCCGCCGGCGAGCATCGCCGAGTACGCCTCGTCCGGGTTCGTGGATACGATCTCGTCTTCGTCGCTCGGCGGAGGCGGCGGATCGTTGCGGCGGCCGGCATGGACGCCGAGCCATGTACGGAACCACCGCACGGCCGCGACCTGGCCGGGGTGCGGCTGCACGGTGACCGCGGTGACCGCGTCGCCGTCGTAGTCCCCGAGCAAGTTGTCCCACAGGCCGCCGACGGACAGGACGATTTCGCCATCGACCTCGATGTCGAGCCGCATGTCGACGAGCGCATCGCCGTCGCGCGTCCGCTCGCGCCGGATGCGCTCGATGATCTCCGCCTCGGTCTGGCGAGATCTAGCCATCGCGGCGGATGGGGATCACTTTCGCGCCCTCGGGGGCGGGCGGGCGCGGCTCCGACTTGGCCGCCGCCTTGGCCCGCTTGCGGTCCTCGATTTGGCGCTGGTGTTCCCGGATGAGCCGTGTAGCGTCGTAGCGCATCGCGTCGGTCGTGTGCTTGGCCGCCGAGTCAAGGATGGCGCGGATCTCCTTGCGCCGGGTCGCGTTGCTGAGGCCCACCTCCATCATGGTCTCGTACGCCTGGCGCATCAGGAGTTCGCGCGCCCAGGATGATGCCTGCATCGGATCGGCTGGAGGTGGGCCGAGGGCCGCCATGCTCTCGGGGACCGGCTCAGGCCTGTCGCGGATGGACGCCGGGGCCCTTGGCTTCGCCGGGGCGGAGGGCGGAGCGGAGCCGAAGTCGTCGGCGTCTTCGCTCTCAGCGCCGGGCGGTAGGCGTGATCTCCTGGGCACCTTCGAATTCTTCGGCGGTTTCTTCCCAGTCCGCAAGTCCCTCGGCGAACCGGGCGACGTACACCAATCCTGTCTCTCCCAGCGCATCGAGGACCCGATCCAGTCGCCGGAGATCGGCCGAGTTCAGTCGATTGACCAGCAATACCACTCTGTTACGTATGCGCTGGATTTCCTCGACCGCATTAACGACCGCTTGCGCCCCGGGCGGTACCGGATGGCTCACAGGCCGCGCTTCTTTTTGCTGCGCTCCCGCTGATACAGCGCGCACACCTCGGCATGCAGCCGCCTTGCGGGCATCGCCGGCCCGGATTTCCCGGCCTGGACCACTGAGATAACCTCGGACTCCAGCGTGACCAGGGAGCTCCCGATCCGGGCGATCTGCACCGATCGTTTGCAGTCCCGGCAAGTAGCTCGCCCCCCGGATGACAGCGAGCTCGGCGGCATCATGGACATGGTCACCTCTTGACCGGAGACCGTATCACGGATTGCCGGGGGCGTCGAAATCCTCGAAGTCCGCGTCCCCCTCGGGCGGGTCGGGATCCTCCCCCGCGGGCTGCGGATCGCCTTCGGGGATGTTCCCCTTCGCGTCGAGGAAGCTCTCCTGGAGCTCCTCGGCGGTCGCCGTGCGCGGGTCGCCGACGTATTCGCCCGTCTCCTTGACGATCCGAACGACCTCGTTGCCCCGCGTGAGCCAGTCCTGCACGGTCATGTCGGCGCGGCGGACCTTTCCGCGGTCGACACGCCGGCATTCGGAGATCTTGGCGTCGATCTCGGCGATCTCGGCCTTGAGCGCCTTGGACGCCTGGCTCGCGAGATCGATCTTGCGCTCCTTTTCGTCGAGCAGCGACATGATCTGATCGCGGTTCTCGTCGATCTCAGGGACCGTTAGCCTACGATCCACTGTTTGCTTGCGCTCGCCGAGCATGCGAACCAAATCTCCGGTCTTCTTTTCTTTCTTGCTCACATCAGCCTCTTTCGTTGTAGTGGATCGACCACGTCGACACGTGTATCGGCGCGGTTGTCGCTGTTCCAGCGGGGGTCACTAACGCTCGACACGCCGGTTTCCGACGGAAATACGGTCGGAACCGAATCCTGGGTGTCGGTCCAATCATCGATCAGCGCCACGAACGTCCACCGCTCACCGACTCGGGTGATACGTCCGCGTTCCCCTGTTCCTACTGTGACGATCTCGCCGACATGCTGGTCGCCCAGAACCATCTTGCAGCCGAACAGCGGTCCGCCCGGGCGCCACACATGCCCGACGCCATCGCAGCGTCGGCACATCGACCACGGATCGGCCGAGTTGCGGCCGACGCCGGTGCAGTCGGGGCAGAACATCTGAGCCGGGCAGAGGTTCAACGCCACTCCAGGATGTAGTGACGCTCGCGCGGCTCGCCCCAGCGCAGCGCATACGCGCGCTGACCGCCGATCTTCATCGATCGCTTGCGGTCGGCGTCCATCCCAAGGTGCTTTTTGCACTTCTTGGCGGGCTTCCCGATGCGGTTGATGGCCACCGGCTGGTCGCACGTGTCGCATAGGCCATTCGCACTGTGACGCGCGCGTAGCTTCCTCTTGGCCTTGGATGACGCTTTTCTCTCCTGGGGGGTCATGGAAGGAGTTCTACCTCATACACGAGCATGTTGGTGTCAAATCCTGGCACCGGAGACGCGCAACTCCTGTCCGCGTCAAGCCGGCAGGATTCGGCAGGGCGGACGGTGGCGCCTTGCTCGTCGATTTCGATCAGGAGAACGCGGCTCTTGACTCCGGGCGGGTTACTGATGACGAGTCGGATCGTTATCATCGCTTGGCCCCATCGTCATCGACGAGCCTGGATATCGAGATCCAGGCACCCTCTCTGCCGGGTTCGGCGTACAGCTTCTTGTGACCGGAGATCGCGATCCGGCTGTCGTCATCGAACACGATGCCGGTCAGGTCGTCCTCAGTCGACCGCAGCAGCTTGGACCCGTCGGGCTTGCTGATGTGGTACTTCGGCGCGTCCCCGCGGACGGCCCCGGCGAACTCGCCCTTCACTACGAAGTGTTTCCGCGGACGAGCCATGTAAAAGAGCACGTGGATCATCAGCGGCTCGTTGATGAACATCAGGCGATCGGGATATCCGGCCGCGGCCATCGCGGCTGCCGCGGCGGTGCGCACAGCTCCGGTCCACGACGCGAGCTTGTCGCGGTTGATGGCGGACCCCGCGGGCATCGCGCCTTTGCCGGTTCCTTTGTAGCTGCCCTTTGGGGCCGGCTCACCCCGGACCCAGATCTTGATCTCTTTCCTGTCCATGATTGGATAGCCTATCGTGCAGCGCTGACAGACCGGAAATAACTTGCGGGCCGCTCTCCCAGGGCGGCAGCCCGAGGACCTCCAGCGCCGCGCAGAGCTCGCACGGGGGCGCGCCCGGTTGGCGGTCGCAGCTGCACAGCGCATCCGGCGGCTCGATGCTGACGAGCAGGGTCAGCACTTCGACCAGGGAGCGTTGCATGCGATCGTGTCGGCGGGCCTTGTCGCGCTGCTCGTTCTTGGCCCGCCAGCGATCGCTGTTCCGTGCGTTGAACGGCGAAGCCGGCAGCATGTGCCACGCCGCGATCAGTTCGGCGGCGGTCGGCGTGGTCGCGTCGGACAGCGCGAACATCCGAACCAGGCGATTTACGCGCTCGAGCGACATGACCTTGTGCCCGGTCAGCTCGGCGTTCGCGTAGCTATTAGGCAAAACTCCTATGGCCTTGGCTACCTCCTTGCGGGTCATGCCGGACGCCTCTCTGGCCTGACGGAGAATCATCGGAAACGAGCGATCTTTCATGTGTCGTTCACCATGGGTATGGGGATGAATATTTTCTCCTCCACTATACCCATGGTGAAGACGGAGGAGGCGTTTTCATCTAGCGCATGTACATTTTTTTCATGTGTTTCTGCACAGCCTTCATCTGTTCACTCCCCCTCTCACCCCTCACAGAGTGAGGGTGAGAGAGGGGGGAGGGGTGATGGAGGAGACCCACACAGCAATTGTGTAGGTCGGTCCATGTCGCATTGGCATGACCAATTTTTGCGAAACCAACGCCCGAG